GGCGAGGTCTACACGTTGAAGCGCCTCGAAGGGCTCACCCCCGAGAAGTTGCGCTAACATCGCCGCCGTGTTCCGATCATCGCTCTCCGAATCGGCCTGACACCTGTCAGGCCCGTTCGTTCAGCGGTAGGACCACGCTCCCTCAAAGCGTTGACCGGGGTTCGATTCCCCGACGGGCCGCCGCGTTGGAGTGTGATCCTGGAATGGTCTGGGGCCCGTTTCGAAAACGGTTCGGTGCTACGGCACAGGGGTTCGATTCCTCCGCACTCCGCTCTCGGAAGGTGAACCCGGCACGGGCTGGGCGCCCGTTGCTAGCGGGATGGCACCGTCAGGTGTGGGCTTCGATCGCTCCGCCTTCCGCCGTGATGCTTGCTATGCAAATCACATCGACGTAGTATCCCCTGCTCAGAGCGACTGGGCAGAGCCCCGTACCTCGTGCCAGACCCACAGACGGTTCATCCACCGAGCACGAGAGTCGAAAGGGGCCATGCCGCATGGACCAGTTCGCAGACCGGCTCGCCCGCATTGGGGACCTGAGCCCGGACGAAGTGGCGCAACTCGAAGCCGAGTTGGTCGCAGCGTTCGATCAGGCCGACAGTGCAGGTGACGTCGACCTGATGCAGCAACTCGCCGAAGCGCTCGACAACGTCCGCGCCGCCAAGACAGCGACGCCCCCGGCTGCAACGCCGGAGGCCGCGCCAGTCGCCGCCGCCGCTGAGACGCCCGTCGAGGACAAGCCGAGCGATCCGACCCCCGACGGCCAGCAGGCGCCCCCAGCGCCGCAGCCGGAGGTTTCCCCCGAGCAGGCGCAGGCGCCAGTGCCGGAGCCGGACGGCACGCCCGTCCCGACCGAGCAGCCGCCCGCCGAGCCGGGACCGGGAGAGCCGAACGCCAACGTCGTCCCCGAGCAGCCTGCCGAGCAGGTGCCCACCGCCGAGACCCAGCCGGTTGCCGTCGTCGTCGACGGCGATCCGACCCCGGTCATCGTCGAGGGCGAGCCCGTGGCCGAGGGCCAGCAGACGGCCGAGACCAACACACCAACCGAGGAAGGCGTTCAAAGCGCTCCCGACCAGCAGCAGGAGGAAGCCGTGGCAACCGATGTGGTCACGCAGGAAGATGTTCCGGCGGCGAACAAGCCGGTCCCCGTGACCGCAAGCGCCGCGCCGTTCACCATCACGGCCGGGGGTGACATCCCCGGGTTCACGTCGGGCCAGAAGCTCGGCGACATGGACGAGGTCATCGACGCCCTGACGAAGAAGATCAACTCGATGCGGGGCGTCGGCGGCGACGGCGAGTACGTCGTCGTGGCGTCGCTTCGCCGGGACGACGACATGGTCCCCGAAGAGAAGATGCTTCGCAAGGGCGACCCCGAGGGCAACTCGGTGAAGATCCGGGAGTTCATGCGGGCGAACGAGTCGATGGACTCCCTCGTCGCCGCCGGTTGGTGCGCCCCCCGCACCCCGCTGTACGACATCCCGGGCATCGGCACGTCGGACACCCCCGTCGCCGACAGCCTCCCGTCGTTCGGCGTGGACCGCGGTGGCATCATCTGGACGGAGCCGCCGTCCCTCGCCGGGGTCATCTCGTCGATGGGCTCGAACGCCTTCGTGCGGTGGGTCCCGACGAACTCGGCGGGCACGATCTCGGTGACCGGCGTGTTCGGCAACACGGCGACGTCGCCGGTCGACACGAAGCCGTGCATCGACATCGCCTGCGGTGTGGAGCGGTCCGCCGACCTCATCGCCATCCCGATGTGCCTCTGCTTCGACCTCCTGTCCAGCCGGACGAACCCGGAGTTCGTGAAGGCCGCGACCGACCTCGTCGGCGTCGCCCAGGCGCACTTCAAGGAGCAGTACCTGCTCGCCCAGATGTTCAGCGCCCCCGGCGTGTCGAACCTCGCCGGGACGATCGGTGACAGCGACATCCAGGTCGGCGTGGCCCGCGACTTCCTCGTCCAGGTCCGCCTGGTGGCGTCGCAGTTCCGCTGGCGGAACCGTCTGTCCCCGACGCAGCAGCTTCGGCTGTACGCCCCGGCGTGGCTCCGGGACGCGATCGCGGCGGACCTCACGCTGCAGGCGCCGGGCGAGAACACCATCTCGACGTCGTACGCCGAGGTCGACGGCTACCTCGACGACCTCAACGTCGACGTGGTCTGGTACATCGACGACGTCCCGACGATGGCCGCGGGCACGCTCCCGGCCGGTCCGCAGGGCGCGACGACGGCGGCCAGCAACTTCGACAGCTACCTGGGCTTCGGCGCCACGGCGGAGTGGCTCCTGACCACGCCCGGCGTGTTCACCCGCCTCGATGGTGGCCAGGTCGACCTGGGTGTCGTGCGGACGAAGGAGGACGTCCAGAAGAACCGCTTCTGCGAGTTCTCCGAGACGTTCGAGACCGTCGCCTACATGGGCCCGCAGACGGCCGCCAATGCGTGGGCCGTCCGTGGCTCCACGCCGGTCAACGTCATCGGCGGCTACGCCCTGGGCGTCAACACGGCGGCTGGGGTCGTCGTCGAGTGATCTGACGATGCCGGGCCACCTGCGGGTGGCCCGGCCCGTTGGGTCTCATTAGGTACGAGCGACAGGAAGGACCGCGATGGCAACCCGAGACGGTGCAGCCAGCATCCAGGGCGACATGATCCGTGTCACGCCCCTCAACCTCGATGGCACGATCGACACTTCGCGTCCGGTCCTGACGACCAACGGTTTCATCACCGCGTCGTTCGGCACCGAGTTCGAGGATGGCGACGAGATCACCGAGAAGGCCGCCGACGGCACGGTGTGCATCCAGTACAAGGCTGACGACTCCCTCAAGGGCATCACGTTCAGCCTCTCGCTGTGCACCCCGGACCCGGAGTCGGCGGCCCTGATCGCAGGTGGCAAGATCATCTGCGCCGCCGCCGATGTGGTCGACGACGACGACAACGTGATCGTCAACGCCGGTGACGTCATCGGCTACTCGTCTCCGTCCGTCGGCGCCACGGTGGGCAACCCCGTGGCGATCGAGGTCTGGTCGAAGGCGATCGTGAAGGGCAAGCCCGCCGGTGGCACCCCGTACTGGCACTGGGTGTTCCCGTACGTCCGTGTCCGCTACGACGGCGACCGCGAGTTCTCGAACGGCGCGCTGTCGAACGAGTACTCGGGCACGGGGGTCGGCAACGACGCCCTGGCCGCGGCCGGGCTCGGCGGGGTCGGCGCCGACTTCGTCACCTACAAGGGCGCTCTCGTCAACCCGTTCAGCTACGTCCGGTCGACCGCCAAGCCCGACATCTCGGGTGGTCACTGGTCCGGTGGTTCGGGCGGCCTGGGCGTGTTCGACAAGACGGCCGACAACTCGATCGGCTGCATCCCGCCGCTCGCGACGTCGGCGACGTCGGGCATCCCCGGCACGTGGAGCCCCGGCGGGTCGACGCTTCCGGCGTCGGTCGCTGCTCTGCAGTCGGCTTCGCCCGCCATCACGGCGTCGCCCACCACGGCGTGGACGACCGGTCAGTACGTCCAGACGGCCACGGCCGGAACGGGCGGACGGGCTTACTGGAACGGGACGGCGTGGGTCGCCGGTACCGCTCCCTGATCTCCTGACGGGGGAGAGCCACGTACGGCCCTCCGACTCCTGCCGCAAGCACAGGGGTCGGGGGGCCGTTGCGCGTCACCGCAGCTAGTACCTGTTGCGCTGACCCATATCGTGGTATACACTCACGGCGTGACCCAGACCATGACGACCCCACGTGGCACCGTGATCCACCAGCACGACCACCCGACCCGACTGCAGGCTGCCGTGTGCCGCCGCCGTGGAGTCTTCACGACCGTCCTGCTCGACGCGTCCGCCCCGAACTACGAGGCTGCGCGGCAGGAGGCGATGGAGAAGTTCCCCGGTGTGCCGTTCACGGTCCCGCGTCTCGGTGAGGTCGTCTCGTGACCACCGCCCCACTCCCCGATGAGGACACCATGACCACGACGACGAAGACCCCGACCGCCAAGCGGGCCACGAAGAAGAAGGCCGCTGCGCCGCGGCCCAGCAAGCCTGCGGCGACACCGAAGCCGATCTCCGAGGATCGGATGAACGACAACCTGCTCGCGATCCGGGCCATCGCCAAAGAGATCGACCAGGCCCGCGAGGCCACCGACGCTCTCGTCGCGCGGTCCGATGCGCTGATCCGTGAGGCCGTCGATGACGGCGAGCGGTACCGGGACATCGCTGCGGCTGCCGGTCGGACAGTGCCGTGGGTGCAGATGTCGCTGCGTCGGGTCGCCGGTGTGTCGACGCATCCGGCGCAGCCGATCCCGGACACTCGCATCCGCAAGTCACGCCGCGCCGCCACCGCCGACTGATAGTCGGCTATACTCACGGTGTGGGTGTCACACCCACCTGCCACAATCGACCAGACCCAGACCTGACCGGGAGATCCACCCAATGTCCGAAACCGCTGCTGACTCGAAGATCGACCTGGTTGGTCTGTTCTGGTCGCCGCTTGCCCACTCCGTGAAGTTCGCTGACCTCCCGAAGGTCCTCGGCGATCCCACCGCGCCCGACGCGCAGAACGTCCCCGTGCAGCCCGTTCTGGACGAGCCGAAGGACTACCTGCGGCCCAACGGCGAGATCTACGTGCCGCGCAAGCTGCAGGTCGGTGAGGTCACGATGCAGGACGTCACGTTCATCCGGCAGTCGCTCGACGCCGGGCTCACCGTGCTGCTCTACGGCGAGCCCGGCTGCGGCAAGACCGCTCTGGTCGAAGCTGCGTTCAGCGACGAACTCGTCACCGTGCAGGGCACCATCGAGACCGACAGCGCCGACTTCGTCGGGTCGTGGACCCAACAGCCGGACGGCACCTACCTGTGGGTCGACGGCCCGCTGCCCCACGCCATGGAGACCGGCAAGAAACTGCTGGTCGACGAGATCGCTCTGATCGACCCACGGGTCATGGCCGTCGTCTACGGCGTCATGGACGGCCGCGGCGAGTTGACCGTCACCCAGAACCCGCTGCGCGGCGTCGTGAAGGCGTCCCCCGGTTTCCAGGTGGTCGGCGCGTGCAACCCGAACGTGCCCGGCGCCCAGATGTCCGATGCTCTGCTGTCCCGCTTCGCGATCCACGTCGAGATGACGACCGATTGGGCGCTCGCCCCGAAGCTGGGCTGCGGCTCGAAGATCATCCAGGTGTGCAAGTCGCTCAACGACAAGTACCGCAAGTCGGAGATGACGCAGGCCCCGCAGTTGCGGGAGATGATCCAGTACACGGCCGTCGCCGCGAAGTTCGGGGATGCGTTCGCTCTGCGGAACTTCCTGTCGCAGATCCGGCCGGAGAACCAGCCGGTCGCCAAGGCCGTCATCGAGGCCGTGTTCGGCACGACCGTCACCGGGCTGGTCATCTGATGGGGCCGTGCTGCAACCACTGCGGCAGGCCGCTCGACCCGGACACGGGCTTCACGTTCTGCGACCCGTGTTTCAGCATTCTGCGCCACGCCACCGACGTCGACGAAGCGATCCTCGCTGAGGCCAAGGTCCGCCGCCGCGAAGCCGCCAGCCGCCGCGCTGCCACGTGGGGTGACGCCATGAAAGCCCTCGACGACGTCGCCGCTAAGACTGGCGGAGCCATCGGCGCTCTCGCCGACATGGCTGCCGCCGCCCTCACCCCCGACCCCGACCCAGACAAGGACCTTCTCACCATGACCGACACCACCGACGCCCCCGCCCTCCACACGCTCAACCGGTCCAACGGCGAGAAGCTGACCGCGCGCAACGCCGAAGAGGTCGCCGACCTCATCACGATCTGCGCCAAGGGCGACGCCACGAAGGACTTCATGCAGAAGGCCCGCAACGGCGAGGGGACCGGCACGCTCGGCCTGTACGTCGAAGCGGTCGCGTTCAACGCTCACGGCAAGCCGATGTCGCACATGAAGTTCTTCGTCATCGGGGAGCACCTGTACGCCTACAACCGGCAGAACGGCGACACCCGGGCCAACTGGCGGCATCGGGTCGTGGCGAGCCTGGCGGACGCTCTGGGCGCCGTGCAGGCGGCTCTGGACAAGCCGTCGGTGAAGTTGTTCGGGCATCCGGTGATGGTCGAGTTGACGCCGGACGATCTGTCGGCGGTCGAGACGAACCAGATGCCGCCGTCACGGTTCCGTGGCGAGTCGCGGATCGCCCGGTCGTTCGAGCGGTACGACTTCGATCCGGACACGGCGGTGGAGAGCCTGCCGGTCCCGTCGTCGCTGACGAAGATGCTGCGCACCCCGCAGTTCGTCACACCCCCCTTCTGATACACACTGCTATACTGCTGTCGTGGACTCAGACCCAGACATCGACCAGGACGTCGCTGACGCCGTCGCAGAAGTCATCGCGACGATGCGCGCCATGCTCGTCCTGCCACCACATCTCACGAGCACGAACACCCATCTCGTCAAGCGGACCGCCGACCTCAACGTCGACAGCGCATCGAACCCGCTGGTCCGCATCTCGCGGAGCGGGCCGGGGGTACGCACCCATCTGACCGCACCGGTCGCCCACTACGTCGATAACGACGACATCCGGGTGCCGCCCGCCCCCGCCTGGTATCTGCCAGGGACGAACGACCTCTACATCCACGTCGACGCGGCCGGACTCACCGGCAGCATCCCGGCGGTCGACGTGACCCGCCCGTGGAACGTCAAGGGGAAGGAAGCGGCGACGATCCTCGGTCTGCTGTGCCATGAGGCCGGGCACGCTGCGATCTCCGGCGACATGATCGAGGTCCAGAAGGAAGCGCCGCACCACGCCGACCTGCTCACCCTCATCGAAGAGATCCGGGTCGAGAACCAGGCCCTGCGCGCCTACCCGGAAGGCCGGGCGGGTCTGCGGGCGTCCATGGCAATCGTGTTGAAGAACCTGCCCGACGAGTTCGAGACGAAGGGCCACGTCGTCCGAGCGTGGACGATCTGCCACGGCCGCACCCTCGCCGGGATCTCCGACGAAGCCGAAACCAGCCAGATCGACGTCGCCGCCCGCACCCTGCTCACCGACGACGTCGTCGACGCCCTGACAGACCTGCTGCAGGAAGCGATCACGTTGAAGCTGAACTACGAGATCCACCGCAACCGCCTCATCAAGATCTGCGACGAGTGGACGGAACTCGTCGGTGAGCCCGCCGAGACGACCGGTTGCGCGACGTGCGCACGGGAAGCGCAGCCCGGCGAGAAGACCGACAACGTCGGTGGTGGCGGCAAGTCCGACGAGGAAGGCGACGACGACGAAGCCGGTGACGGCGGCGGGGCCGACGGCGACGGTGAGGACGGTGAGCCCACCACGGCCGGAGAGAAGAACGGCGCCCACGATCACAGCGAGCCCGACCGGACCGACGCGGGCACGTGGGGCACCCCCGGCCAGGACAGCCTCATCGGCGACAACGAGGACATCGACTACCCCAACAGGCTCACCGACGAGGACGCCGAACTCATGTCGATGCTCACCCGCAACCTGTCCGACCTGATGCAGGACGAATGGATGCGGGAACGGGACCACACGATCGAACTGGCCAACTCGCGGGAGTGGGCAGCGAAGATCTTCGGGAACACGACGACGTCCCGGATGCTGTCCCTCTACGACCCGAAGCCGGTCACCCGCCAGTCCGTTGTCCGTGTCGCAGGGGCCCTGTCGGCGCTGATGCTCCCGGCGATCTCGAAGACGGCGAAGGCCATGGTGATCCCGCCCGGCAAGCTGCGAGGCCGTGAAGCGGTCCGCCAGTCCGCCGAACGGGCCCAGGGTCGGATGACGACGGCGAAGCCGTGGGCCGGAACGGTCCGCCGCCACTCGTCGGCCCGTCCGCTCATCGTCGGTGTCGCCACCGACACGTCCGGGTCGATGGGCTGGGCACAGTTGGCCGTCGCCGAGTTCGCGTTCGTGTTCGCCAACGCCGGGCATCGTGTCGGTGCCCGGACCGCTGCGGTCACGTTCGGTGATCGGGTCGTGCGGATCGCGCGGCCCGGCGAAGTGATGGCCCAGGTCGCCGAGAAGCCCGCCCATGACGGCTCAGAAGAGTTCGACAAGGCCATGGCCGCACTCGACGGGGTCCTGCACCTGACGGAGCCCAGCTACTCGGCTCGCATCCTGTTCATCGTCTCCGACGGGGCGTTCGTCATCGAAGGCGAGTCCGATCGGGCTGCTGAGTGGGTGCGGCGCATGGACAAGGTCGGGACGCACATCGTGTGGGTCACCGACGTCGGCGGTCCGCACTGGCTGGCCGGGATGAAGCTGGACCGGGTGTCGGTCCGGACGCTCGGCAAGCGGGGTCGGGAAGTCGCTCGGGTGCACGGCGAACGGCACGTGTACTCGATGATGGAGGAAGAGGCCCTGCTGGCCATCGCTCACGACATCCGCTGACCGTGCCGCCGCCAGCCCCTCTCAGGCGGGCACCTTGTGGGGAGGGGGGCTGGCGATGGCGGGTGGGCGGAGCGGGCAGGCTCCACCTGGCAGACTACTGGCCGTGGCTGGCGATGTCGTGTTCGTCCCGGACCCGGCCGGATGGGCGCACGCGTTCAAGTCGGAGACCGGCCTGCTCGGCCGTTATATGTCGGACCTGACCACCGACGTCGCCGTCGCCGTCAAGTCGCAGGCGCCGGGGCCGGGGAAGCCGCCGATGAACCGGACCGGCATCTACTACGGCAAGGGCACCACCGAATCGACGATCGGGGCGAAGGTCGTCGCTGACGGGGTGTCTGAGATCGAGGGGCGGGTGTGGGCGATGCCGCACTACGTCAAGTTCGTCATCCACGGCACCGCCCCCCACCTGATCCTCCCGAAGAAGCCCGGTGGCCGGTTGAAGTTCTTCTGGGCGCGGAAGGGCAAGTTCATGTCGCTGCCCCACGTGAACCATCCGGGGACGATGGCGAACGACTTCCTGACGCGGGGGCTCCGCATCGGGTTCACCCTGAGCGCGTAACCTCGCCACATGCCCGTCGCCACACTCTCGACGTACGAAGACCTGTGGGTGCATCCCCAGGTCGTCGCCGCTCTCGGCGACGGGTTCACCTACGTCGACATTGAGGCGTACGACCCGACGGTGGCCTACGCCGAATGCTCCCATGTCCTCGCCGGTGACGCCCCGTTCGGCGGGTACGTGTGGACGAACGTCGCCTACGTCGAAGTCGGCGGACCCGGCCCGCTCACCCCGAACCAGGTTGTGTGGCAGCGCGACGACCTCCTGCTCGCCCAGCGGCTCCACCTGTACTCGGCGACGTCGCAGGCCACATGGATGCTCGACGCGCTCTCCCAGTTCCGGCTCCACGGCCAGGAGTTCTGGCAGGAGGACTACGCCGTCCATTCGTGCACGATCCGGCTGCGTCGCTCGCCGGTCGAGTCGATCCATTCGGTCACCCGAGTGAAGCGCTGCAACGTCGTCACCGACGACGTCATCGACTGGTGCCACGACTCGCAACAGACCGTGTCGGTGTGCTGCAACGGGGTGTCGTTCTACGGGTTCTCGTGCGGTTGCAGCGACAACGTCGTCCGGGTCATCTACACGATCGGGTCGAACCTGCCTCCCGGCACCGAAGGGCTCACCGCCTGGCTCGCCAACGAGTACGGCAAGGCCGCCGCCGGGAAGGCGTGCGCGCTGCCGGACCGGCTGTCGACGATCACCCGGCAAGGGGTGTCGTGGACGGTCGTCGACCCGCAGGACTACCTGACGAACAAGATGACCGGGATGGGCAAGGTCGACTCGTGGCTGGCCGCTGTCCGGCTCACGATGGGCGGCACCCTCATCGACCCGTTGCAGTCCCGCCGCCTGTTCTCCACCCGGCTCGACGCCCTGCCCGTCGTAGAGGCCACGTGACCCCGCTCACGTTCGCCAGGAGCGTCGCGACGACGCTCGCCGCCCGTGGACTGCCCAACCCGGCCCACGGACAACTGGGGCCCATGGTGGTGCCCTGCGAAGGCACGTACGTCACGGTGATGACCCAGACGTATCAGGACCTCGGCGGGAACTGCGGACTCATCCAGATGGCCGACCTGATCATCGTCGCCGCCCGTGACTGCTCGTTCGTCGCCAACGAGGACGGCACCACGAACTGGGAAGCCCAGGACGCCGTCTCCGCCAACCTGGACGCCGACACCCAGAAGATCCTCGCCTGGGCCGAGGCTGCCCGTGCCGACGCCGTCATCCGGACGTCGACCCCGTCGGCCAGCTTCCAGAACGACGGGGCGATCGCCCAGGTGACGGTCCTCGCCCAGCTTCCGGTCCCGTGAGCGTCGCGCCGCCAATCGACATCGACTCCCTCTCCATCATGGAGAGGATCTCCCTGCTCGACCCGGACGAGCGCGACGACCTCATCGGCGACTTCTCACCCGACGACCTCGCCGACCCCGAACTGTGGCTGCGCCCCGACCAGTTGCGGGCCTACCACGACGACGCGTCGACGGTCCTCATGTCCGCTGGCCGTGGCGCCGGGAAGACCCGAGTCGGGGCGTCATGGGTCAACGAGAAGGCCCGCTCAGAGCCGGGCTCGATCGGTCACCTGGTCGGCCGCACAGTTTCGGACGTCCGCGACGTCATGATCCAGGGGGAGTCCGGCATCCTCGCCGTCGCCGCCCCGTCGTTCAAGCCGGAGTACCACCCGTCGCTCCGCAAGCTGATCTGGCCCAACGGCAGCTACGCGATGACGTTCTCGTCGGAGGTCCCGTCCCAGCTTCGAGGCCCCCAGTCGCACTGGACATGGGTCGACGAGATGGCCGCCCTGAACCACCGGCCCGACGACTCCGGGCTGACCACGTGGGACCAGGTGCGGATCGGCACCCGTCTCGGCGCCCACCCGCAGATCTTCGTGACGACCACCCCGAAGCGGGTCAAGGCCGTCCGGGAACTGTTCGCCCTGGCGAAGACCACGTCGAAGGTGTCGCAGCACGGCGCGTCGACGCTCGCCAACCGGGCCCACCTGTCGCCCGAGTACCTGCAGAACCTGTGGGACCTGTACGCCGGGACAGCGCTCGAACGGCAGGAGTTGTACGGCGAACTCATCGACGTCGTCGAGGGCGCCCTGTGGCGGGGCACCGACATCGTCATCGCCGGAACCGACTTCCTGATCGGCGAGACCCGATCGGTCATCGGGGTCGACCCTGGCCTGACCACCGGCGGTGACGCCACCGGCATCGTGACCGTCCGGGCGTCGCAGGAACGGGCTATCACGATGCGTCGTGCGCTCGTCGTGGAGGACTGGACCGAGCCAGGGTTGGGCCCCGAGCAGTGGGCTGCCCGTGTCGTCACCGCCTGGCAGACCGAGCGGGACCTGACCGGCACCATCCCGATCATCGTCGCCGAGAAGAACGCCGGAGGCGAGATGGTCGCCTCCACCCTCGAAGGGCAGGCCGGGGCGAACGAACTGCCGATCACGCTCGTGCAAGCCATCCGGTCGAAGGCGGCGCGCGCCGAACCGATCGTCCTCGCCTACCGCAAGCACCGGGTCCGGCACCTGACCGAGATGGAACTGCTGGTCGACGAACAGACGACGTGGGAACCGCCGACGCCCGGCATCTCGAAGGGGTCCGGCTGGTCGCCGAACCGGATCGACGCAATGGTCCTCGCCGCGACCACCCTGCTGGTCGACGACAGCCCGCTGCGCCGCTTCGGGAAACTCGGCGTCCAGGAGACCTCCGAAGTGCTGTCGGTCCCCACCGCACGCTGGCAACGAGACCGTGGCTCTCACGGCGGACGCATGCCTTGGCGGGAGGGCCGCGACTAGCCTGCCGGGCATGACAATGACCGAGACGGAAGCCTGATGGGCGTCATCTCTGCACCCGCCCGCAAGGACATCTTCGTGATGTGGGAGCAGTACGGCGCGATCGGCAACGCCCGCATACAGCCCCGTGGCCGCATCTGGCTGCTCACCGACACGAACTCGCCAGACCCGGACATCGAGATCACATGCCGGATCGCTTGGAACCACCCGAGCACCGGCGCCGTCCAGTACGAGGACCTCGGCCCCATCTCGCAGGCCCGGATTCGGCCGAACAACTCGGCGGAGATCTGGCTGCAGTCCGGCGAGATCCTCACGTTCGTCGCCGCGCCGTGCGTGTGCGGCGCCGGAGCAGTCGGCCAGGCCCTGCCGGAGGACGGACGTATCTCGATGACGTACGTCAACATCTACGACCGGACGAAGGTCACCCTCGGATGACCCAGGCTCAGGTTGCGATGGCGGCGCTCATCGCCATCCTCATCGGCTCGTCCGTCGCCCTGTTCATCGTCGAACGGAACTCTCCGGCGTGGACGTTCGCAGGGTTCGGCCTGTTCGGCTTCGTGCTGCTGCTCTCCATGATCCTCGCCGACGCCCGCCCGAAGGCCCGGTAGATGTCCGACGTCCCCCCCGAGCAACCGCCTCCGCCGCTCCCTCCGCCGGAGCCGCCGCAGGCCGAAGCGCAGGACGCCGCTCAGGCGCGGGACCAGATCGAAGGCGCCGCCAAGGCCCTGTTCGTCGCAGCGCTCATCTGGATCGCCCTGCACGACGGCGACGACGACGAGCCGGGTGAGAACTCGCTGATCCGCAAGGCGGCCCGCCGCCTGGCGACGTCGATGCTCCGGCACCGGCAGAAGCAATCGGCGTCGAAGGTGCCGCCGCTGCGGGGGGAGGCCCGGCAACGGTGGATCGACGACCGCACCGACGAAGCCGTGAAGGTGGCGTTGCGTGACGCCCGCCGCCACTACACCACGGTCGCCGCCCGAGTACGCCGGGAGAAGCCCGACGCTTCCGACCGGCAGGTCCGTCAGACGTTCAGGCTCGACATCCCGTGGTCCGAAGCGGCCGGGCGCACAGCGGCGACGAGGCTCGCGGCGCAGACGGCGATGGGGATGCGTGAGGAAGTCGAGGCGCTGACCGGGGCGAAGCACCGGCTGCTGTGGGTGTCACGGGGCGACCCGAAGGTGCGGACGTTGCATCGGGAGCTACACGGCCGGACCCGGCCACCGGGCACCCCGTTCCACACGTGGCAGACCGGCGAGTCGTTGGAGTATCCGGGTGATCCGTCGGCGCCGCTCGACCAGGTCATCAACTGTCGCTGCGCGCTGCTGCTCGTCCCGGCACGGGAGGCTGCGTACGCAGAGCAGGTGTTCAACGTGCCGCCCGGCGACTTCGATGTGCCGATGGCTGCGTCGGGGCCGTTCATCCCAGATCCTGCCGATACGCAGGCATGGGAGGATCTGCGGGCCGAACTGAAACAGGGGTAGCACACTGCGGTACACGGTGCTATACTGCAAGTCGTGACCGAGACCCAGATCCTCTGCAACGAGTGCGGCGACACCGGCTTCGTGCCCCCGTTCATGGACCGGTGCTCCTGCAAGCACAAGCCCGGGGTGCCGTCCGGCGACTCCATCGCCACCATCACCGGCGACATCGAGGTCGGCCCGCCCGTCTACACCGGCACGTCGGCCGCTGTCGCATGGGTCGACTACGACCACAAGTCGAAGTCGTGGAAGACGGTCCCCGCCCCGGCGAACGCCGACGAGATCCTGGCCGACGCCAAGGCTCGCCACGATGGCCCCCGCCCGCTCGTCGGGTCGACCGCCATCGCCGCGGCCGTCGCCGCCGCCCCGAAGAAGAAGATCGGCGCCAAGCCCGGCGAGAAGGTCATCAGCGCCGCCCAGGTGAACCTGCTGGACAGCTTGGTCGCAGAGCGCGATGCCGCCCACCCGGTCGTGGCTGAGTACCTGCAGGAACTCAGCGATCACACCGACGCCGGAGCGATGATGTCCGCCAAGAACGCGTCGCAGTGGATCACGAAGATCATGGCGGTCGGCAAGGACGCCACGAAGCCCGCCGCCGAGAAGTCGAACAAGTACGACGGGTCCTGCAAGGACTGCGGCGGCCCGGTCCCGGCCGGAGCGGGCGTCATCCGTCAGGTCGTCCCCGGCGGCAAGTGGACGACGTTCCACAAGCCCGGCAACTGCCTCAACGCTCTCGAAGCCGCCGCCCTGATGGCTGACAAGGTCACCGAGCCCGGCCTGTACCGGTTCGTCACGAGCCTCGCCACCGAGGTCTACCGGGTCCGCTGGAACCAGTCGAAGACCCGCCTCTATGGCGAACTCGTCGTCCCGCACGCCGCTGACGACACTGACGGCGAGGAAGGCCACGGTCACGTCGAGTTCCTCTACAACGGCAAGGCCTTGTCGTTCCTGCGGGCCTCCGACAAGCTGACCTGGCAGGAAGCCCGCGAGTTCGGCGCCCTGTACGGCACCTGCGTCGCCTGCGGTCGCAGCCTCGAAGACCCCCGCTCGGTCGTCCAGGGGTACGGCCCGAAGTGCGCCGACAACAACGGTTGGCCCACCGTCACCGCCAAGCAGGCCAAGGCCATCATCGCCGAAGAGACCACCTGGGAGGCCGTGATCAGCGACCTGGGGGTCCTGACCCCGTAATCTCTCGGGCGTGCCAGTTGTTTCGACCATCTGGGCGCCCAGCGATGCGACCCCGATCTGTGGGCCGGGCGCCCCTGCGGTAGTCCTCTCACAACCGCTCGAAGCCAACCTGGTCGTCTACCGGGGTGACTCCGGGCGGTTCCGCGTCTCCGTCACCGAAGAGGGCTCGAACGTCGACCTGAGCACCGCCGTGTGGGACGCCGACATCCGCGCGACGTTCGATGACACCGCCGTGCTCGGCACGATGACCGTCACCCTCGTCGACGCGTTCACGGTCGAGATCTTCCTGCCCGCCGCCGTGTCCACCGCCCTTCCGCCCGCCGGTGGGGTGTGGGACCTGCAGATGACCCTTGACGGCGACGTCACGACCCTCCTACGTGGAACGGTCACCGTCGACAAGGATGTGTCCCGGTGAGCGACACCTACGTCCCCCACATCACGGTCCCGCTGCGCCGCTACGCCGGGATCGTCGGCCCCACGGGCCCCACCGGGCCTGCAGGGCCCGCAGGAGGCCCCACCGGGCCGACAGGCCCCACCGGCCCCGCGGGAGGCCCCACGGGCCCCACCGGGCCGACAGGCGGCTCAGGTCCGGCCGGTCCGACCGGTCCCGGAGTTCCATCAGGTGGTTCCGTCGGTCAGGTCGTCGTCAAGACCGGCGTCGGCGACTACGTCACCGGGTGGGGCGCCGACCCCGCCGCCGCGCTTTCCAACCACGCCGTCGACTCCACGAACGTGCACGGCATCGCCGACACCGCACTGCTCGTCCTCAACGGCGGCAACGTCTCCACGGTTCGCCAACTGTCCCAGGCCGCGTACGACGCCATCACGACCAAAGACCCGACGACTCTCTACATCATCACCTGAGAAAGGCGATCCATGGCCATCAAGTACTCCGTCGCGGTGCGCACAGCGCAGGCGTCGGCGCTCATCACGGAAGCGGGGACCGGCTGCATCCTGCGGATCTACACCGGTTCGCAGCCCGCCAACGTCGCCACCGCCGCGTCCGGCACCCTGCTGGCCCAGTTGACGATCGCGGGTGCTCTGGGCACCGCGTCGGCTGGGGCGGTCACGCTCGGCACGGTCACGGCGGACTCGTCCGCTGACGCCGCCGGCGCGGTCGGCTGGTTCCGCATCTTCAAGTCGGACGGCACCACGGCGGTCGTCGACGGCTCGGCCACCGTGTCGGGTGGCGGCGGTGACCTCCAACTGTCGGCGGCTTCGACCACGGTCGGCGCGACGGTGTCGGTCACTTCCGGCACCATCACCATGGGCTCCGCCTGATCCGTCGTCCCTGATGCCCGAACTGCGTCACGGCATGGCCGTGCCGACCGCGATGCGCGTCGGCACGGCCCCAGTGCTCGCGGCGTATTTCGGCGCGTTCCAGATCTGGCCGACCGTCGGCGGGATCATCGCTGTCATCTCGGCCACGTCGGGTGACTCGGTAGCGGTCATCGAAGGGACGGTGATCGGTCCGCCGGTGACCGGCACGATCACGGCGACGTCGGGCAACTCGACCGCCTCGATCATCGGTGCGGTCGGCGACAACATCTCCGGCATCCTCGATGCCTCGTCGGGTGACTCGGTCGGCGTGCTCGCCGGTGCCGTTGCCATGGGCGGCACCGTCGTCGCGACGTCCGGGGACTCGACGGCGGTCATCGTCGGAGTGCTCGCCATCTCCGGCACCATCGTCGCGACGTCCGGCGATTCGACGGCGGACATCGTCGGTTCGCTCGGCGACAACGTGTCCGGCGTCCTCGAAGCCACGTCCGGGGACTCGCAGGGGTTCATCGCCGGGGACGTGGCCTACAGCGGGGTGCTCGCCGCGACGTCGGGCGACTCCACGGCGTTCATCGACGCGATCATGTCGCTCGCCGGAATCCTGTCGGCCACGTCGGGTGACTCGACCGCTTCGATCGACGGGGTCACCGCCATCCCAGGCACGCTCGCTGGGACGTCGGGCGACTCGACCGGCACCTTCGCCGGGTCGGTCACGGTCATCGGGGTCATGACCGCCACGTCGGACGACTCGACCGCGGTCATCGTCGGCGCGCTGGCCATCACCGGCACCATCTCCGCTACGTCCGGTGATTCGACAGCGGTCATCACCGGGTCGCTCGGCAGCAACGTGTCCGGCACCCTCGACGCCACATCGGGCGACTCGACAGCGGTCATGTCCGGCGACATCGGGCTCACCGCCCAGATCGTCGCCACGTCCGGCGACTCGACCGCCGCCATCACCGGCGAGGTTGCCCTGTCCGGCACCGTCGTCGCCACGTCGGGCGATTCGACCGCCTCGATCACCGGCACCATCTCGGCGACCGCCTTCCCGTCGATCGGGGCCAGCAACTCCGAGTCCGGCACAGCGATGGGCACGCAGGCCATCAACATGCCGACCGGCATCACCGCCGGGAACCTGCTGCTGGCGATCGCGACGAACGACAACCCGTCGACCACGAACATGACCCCGTCGACCGGGTGGACAGCGATCCACAGCCAGGTGCAGGGCTCGAACGTGTTGAAGCTGGCCGTGATGGCCCGCATGGCAGACGGCGGCGCGAACGACAACCTGACGATCACCGGCGCCGCCCAGGACTACTGCGTCACCACCCACCGCATCGTCGACCACGGCGCGGTCAACGTCGCAGACATCACTGTCGGGTCCGCTGTCGGCACGACCGGTAACGCCGACCCGCCGAACGTCGACGCCGGGGCGGCCCGCCACTTCCTGTGGCTCACCGCCGCCGCGGTCGACGCCACCACCGGCAACACGATCACCGGCGTCCCCACCGGGTACACCCAGGTCGGCACCACGCTCACATCGGCTTCGTCGACGTCGTCGTGTCTGCTCGCCGTCGCCCAGAAGACCGCCGACACCCAGACGGAGAACCCGGGCACGTTCACGAACACGAGCCGCCCGTGGATCGGTGTCACCATCGGCATCCCGAAGGACCCGGCCCCGTCGCTCACCGGCACCATCTCGGCCACGTCCGGCGACAGCACGTCCACCATCACCGGCGCCGTCGCCCTGTCCGGCACGCTCACCGGCACGTCGGGCGACTCGACGGCGACGATCACCGGCGACGTGATGGAGAACCCGTTCGACGACTTCAACCGGGCCGACAACGCCTCGCTGGGCACCCCGTGGACGATCCGGAACACCGGCACCACGACCAACATGCGGATCACCAGCAACCGGGCCGTGCCCGGCGCTGACACGCAGGACTCCACGATGCAGTACGGCACCTACGTGCACGACGACACCGGGTACGTCCAGGCGAAGGTCCGCTGCGACAACGGGTTCGCAGGCATCCAGGCGCTGATCACGCTGCCGTTCCGCAACGAAGTCGAGATGATCATTCACCCGGACGGCGAGTTCCGGATCGTGGAGCACAACAACGGCACCGAAGTCGTCCTCGACTCGGCGACGGGGGCCGGAGACATCGAGTACCTGCTGCGCATGGAATGGGAGATCGTCGGGTCGACCACCACGCTGCGCGGTTACGTTGACGGGGTCCTCACCCTCGAAGGGACGACCGGGAACCACATCACGCCCGGCAACGTCGGCATCTCGTCGTACCGGCAGGGCGGCACCCTCTACTTCGACGACTTCGAAGCCGGGGTGCTCGTCCCGCCCGTCCTGACCCCGCCAGGCGTCCCGACCGGGCTCACCGCCACCGCAGGCGACGGCCAGGTCAGCCTGACATGGTCCGCCCCCGGCTCGAACGGCGGCTCCGCCATCACCGACTACCAGGTGCAGTGGCGCACCACTGCCGGGCCCGGGTCGTGGAACACGTTCTCCGACGGGACCTCCACGGCGACATCGGCGACGGTCACCGGCCTCACGAACGGCACCAGCTACGACTTCCAGGTCGCTGCCATCAACGCCATCGGCACCGGCTCGTTCTCCGCGACCGACACCGAAACCCCGGTGTCTGCCGGGTCGCCGGTCGTCTACAAGGGCGGCTGGGGCGGAGAGTGGACCGGCACCACCGTCACGTTCTCGCTGCCCGGCACCGCCGCCGTCGGTGACACCGTCATCTACTTCCTCACGTCGGAAGCGGTCTCCGGCGCGACGATCACGGCGGTCCCGACCGGCACCACCCGGCTCGACGGCGTCTCGTCGACCGCCAATGCCGAAGTCAGCGACGGAGGCAGCAACAGCTTCAAGCAGTTCGCCTACATCCAGACGCTGGCCTCTGGGTTCGACCCGACGCCGTCGTTCACGTTCTCGACAAGCGTCTACGCGAACCTGGTGTGCCACCTGCTCGAAGGCGACGTCAACGCCTCTAGCTGGGTGTCGCTGAACGAATCCGTCAACGCGGGCAGCGTCCGCATGCCCGCCGTCACCGTCCCGGCGAACGGGCTGGCGGTCGGCACCGTCGCCAGCTACCAGAACGGCCGGGCGAGCGCCGCCGCGAACTGGACGGCCGCCACCGGTGGCGACAACCGTGGCATCCTCCGCCGCTCGACAACGACCGCCACCCAGGAACTTGCCTCCGGGTTCATCTCGGCGGGCGACGCCGACTGGATCTCGATAGCGGTCCTGCTCGTCGGCGCCTGAGTCCGGGGTAGCCCTGGACAGGGCGGGTACGGTAACGAGCAGTGGACATCCCCCGCTCCGTCGTCTCAGTCGATGAGGCCGCGGCGCGCGTCGAAGCGGCGGTCAAGGCGAAACTGGTCCGGTCGTTCACCGAACTGGTCGACGCCACCGACGTCGCCGTTGAGACGCTCGTGTCGATCGCGATGCACGGACGTCGGGAAGAGGCCAGGGTGCAGGCGGCGAAGGAGATCCTGGACCGGTCGGGACTCACGCCGGAGATCCGCATTTCGATCGACAACGTCGGGTCGGAGCGGGAGGCCCGCCTGGCCGAACTGCGCATGAAGTTGGACCGGATGAAGACGTCGATCAACACGCCGATCGAGGTCGGCGAAGGGAAGACCGCATGAACCTGCCCCTGGCCACCGTCATCGTGTTGGCGTTCGTCGCCGAGCGCCTGGCGATGATCGTCGCCATCGACAAGGTCGGCGATCCGCTCCGCAAGTTCCTGTACCGCAAGCAAGGCGAGTGGGGGAAGAAGGGCCGGTGGCTGCACTACCTGTTCACCTGCCCGTTCTGCCTGTCCGTGTATTTCTCGGCGGCGGCGGTGCTCTGGTGGGTGTGGCTGGTCCTCCCGGCCTGGCCCGGCTTCGGGTTCGTGCTGCTCATGATCGGCGCCGTCGCAGGAGCGTCCCGGCTGATGGTCTCGGCCGACATGACGGCCCACAAGTACGTGGAGCAGTAGCGTTGCGCCGCAATGGCGTTCTTCCGTGATGTCGAGACAGGAGCACAGGTCGACAGTGGCGGCCCGCGCTTCCTGCCCGCCTACGACGCTCCACGCCCGATCGTCGGGGCCGGGCAACGCCTGAACCTGTCGAAGCGCGGCGGGGAACGAGTTGACAAGCGAGACGCCGCCGAGTGGCAGAAGGCCGCGTGGCGGTTCTTCGAGCAGATCGGCGAGGTCCACTACGCCTTCAACCTGATCGGCCAGGTGTGCTCACGGGTGCGGCTGTACCCGGCGATCGTCGCCGCGGCGAACGAGACACCGGTCCACGTCGACCAGTGGCTCGAAAACATGGCGGACAAGGGCAACACCGACCGTGCCCGCCGCGTCGGGGACATCGCCAAGGACCTCGTCGCCGACCTCACCGAGAACACTCGTGGCCGCACATCCGGTCTGATGCGCACCATGGCGATGAACTTCGGGGTGCCCGGCGAGGTCTACCTGGCCCACAACAAGAAGGGCAGCGAGTGGCTCGTCTGCTCGACCGAAGAGATCAGCCCGCAGAACAACCAGTGGCGGATTCGTCGTAGCCGACAGCAAGGCGGCGCCGGGGTCGGCAAGGACATCATGTTGCCCGGCGACGCCTACGTCGCCCGGCTGTGGCGCACCCACCCCCGCTACACCGATGAGCCGGACTCGTCGATGCTCGGCGTGCTCGACCAGTGCGAGCAACTGGTCCTGCTCGACCAGGCGATGCGCGCCATGGCCCGCCGGGCGATGAACGCCGGACTCGTGTTCATCCCGAACGGCATCACCGCGTTCTCGTCGGAGGACAAGGAAGATTCCATCGCCGACTCGATCGCGGCGTCGGCGTTGCAGGCCGTCGAGTCCGAAGCTGCCCTGTCGACCGTGACCCCGAAGGTGCTGACCGGCCCACCGGAACTCGGCAACTTCATCAAGTGGATCGAACTGACCAAGGCCGTCGACCCGAACCTGGCCGCCGCCGCCCAGAAGCTGCTCGAACGCATCCTCGTCGGCATCGACATCCCGAAGGACGTCGTCAAGGGGCTCGCTGAGGTCAAGTTCGCCAACGCCATCGTCATCGACGACGACCTGTACCGGGCCCACATCGAGCCGCTCGTGCTGCTCATCGTCGACGCCCTGACGGAGGTCTACCTGCAGCCCCTCCTGTTGAAGGGCCTGAGCGACGAGGCCGACCAGAAGATCGCCAAGCGGATGGTGATGTGGGCGGACACGTCCAGCATCGTCACCCGGCCCGACAAGTCGCAGGCCGCCAACGAGGGCTACGACAAGATGCTGCTGTCGGCCACGGCGTGGCGGCAGTCCCGTGGGTTCTCCGAGACCGACGCTCCGAAGCCGGACGAACTCATCCGCCGTCTCGCGATCGAGAAGGCGTCGATCCCGCCGGAGATGGCCACCGTCATGCTCCACTCGATCGACCCCGAGTTCTTCGACACGGCCGCCGCAGCGAACGCCGAAGAGTCCGGCATCCCCAACGACGTCTCCGCATTGCTCGATGAACAGCCCGGAGAGGCGCCGCAGGAGCCCGCGGCGGCGGACAGGACCCGAACGCCGATGGAAAGCGCTCAGGGCCCGCTGCAGGGCGGAGAGATCACGCCGGGCGGCAACCTGCCCCCGGTCCCCGCCCGCTGACGGCGCGGCGCCTCCCGGCCGCTCTGGAGGCGAGAATGGTTTCTACAACGGGTGGGAGACGCCGCGCGCCTGGAACATTAGCGCCTATGCGGTAGCGGTTACCGCACCGGCGCTAGTGTCGTGGCGTGGACCTAGACCAGCCCGTAGACCCGGACGTAGACGCAGACAGCCAGAGCACGTTGCTCGGCGTCGTACAGCCCCCAGAGCCGACCGTTCCGTCGTACGACGAAGCGATCCGCACCGCCCTGGCCACCGTGCAAGCGGACCTCGTGCGGCTCCGGGCTCAACGCCGGGACGATGATCGGGAAGGCTTGGCGGAGATCGCTCGCATGAAGCGCGACCTCATCGCCCGCCGCAAGGCGACGAACAGCGACATCGCTGAACTCGTCGCCGAGCAGAAGCGCATCGCTGCGCTCGTCCGCGTGCTCGACAAGCAGTAGCGACTACGATCCCGGGCACCAGACCCGGAGAAAGACGAAGACTCAACATGGTCAAGACGTTCAAGGGCTTCACCCCCGCGGAGCCCGTCACCTTCGACATGGAGTCTCCGGATGGAAGCAGGAAGATCACGGTGCGGTGCAAGCCCGTCGCCGGATCACTGTTCCTCGACTTCATGTCCCGGGCCGAGTCGATGGAGAACTTCGCCGCGATGGCAATCGCCGTCAAGGACATCCTCAACGCCGCCATCGCCGACGAGGACATCGAAGCCTTCTGGGCGTTCGCAGACGATCCCGCCAACGGCGTCACGCTCGACGTGCTCTCCGAGATCTCAGGGTTCCTGGCGGAGTCGTTCGCTGGTGACCGCCCTACGGTGCCTCGACCAGTCTGATCTCCTGGCTGATCGAGGACAACTGGATCGAAGCCGCAGGGGAGTACGCGTTCTACAACCGGGGTGCCTGGCTCGGCGACGTCGAAGCTGGGCGCCTGGTGGAGATCGCGTACTTCCTGGCGAAGCGGCAGATCCTCGGTGGAGTAGTGCAGAAGGAAGTCGCCGCTGCGCGCGACAAGGCTCTGTCGCGGCTCGACTCGACCCTCGAAACGGCAGGCGTGGACGAAGGGTCCGGTCTGCCGTCGTGGGTGGTGAACTCGGGCATCGGCCCGGCGGATGGGACATCGCCGTTCGACGAGATGTAGCCGATGGCTGCTGAACTGATCGGCACCGCCTATGTGCGGATCAAGGCGATCACATCCGGGCTGGCGTCGGACATCTCGGACGGGTTGGATCGTGGCGTTCGTGACGCACGGGCGGACACGGACCGGTCCGGTCGGATGCTCGGTGATGACCTCGGTGAGGCCGTCACTGAGGGCTTCGCGGACAACCTGGGTGACGGCGGCATCGCCGACGTTGTTGAAGATGCGCTCGACGCCCCGGAGGTTCAGCGCACGTCGGAGCGTGGCGGCGGCAGGATGGCCGCTTCGCTCCGGCGTGGCGTCGAACGGGAGAACCGGCGCCGGAACCCGTTCTCGTCGCTGCTGACGTCGCTCGAACGGATCGGCGATGCGATCCCGACCGGTGGGGTCAAGCTGTGGGGCACCCTGTTCTCCCCGCAGATCGTGCAGGCGTTCGCGCCGCTCATCTCGTCCACCATCACTGGGCTGACCGCCGGGCTCGGGTTCCTCACGGAGGCCGCTGCCGGGGCCGGTGCAGCCTTGCTCGGCGCGGCCACGGTCGCGATCCCAGGGTTCGCTGTCCTGCTGTCGGCGCTGATGGCCGACACCGAAGAGTTGGAGAACTTCAAGGAGGCCGCGAAGGGGCTCCTGGCCCCGTGGCGGCAGGTGGCCGTCGCTACGCAGCGCACCCTTCTGCCGGGGCTCGAAGGTGCCCTGGACGCCATGCAGAGCCTCGTGCCTCTGTTCACCGAGTTCGGCAGTCAGATCGGTCGGATCGCTGGTGACGTCGCGTTCTTCGGGGCGCACATCCTCACGAGCGAACGGAACCTCGGCGCGCTGGCCGACATCCTGTCCGTGTCGGAGAGCGCCTGGCAGAAGATGGGCGACGCCGCGCTGGCCGTGGTCGACGGGATCTTCCCGTTCCTGGCCGCCGCCGCGCCGCTCGGCGACCGGCTCGCCGGGGCTTTCCAGCGGATGGCGGAACGGTTCCGTGACTTCGCGATCGCCGGGTACGAGACCGGCACCCTCGCCGAGACCTTCGACCGCTGGGCGGACCGGCTGTCGCAGGTGGTCGACATCGTCGGGAACCTCGCCGGGGCCTTGTGGAACGTCCTGACGATCGGGGCTGACAACGCCCAGAACATCTTCGACCGCATCCAGGAGGTCACGCAGGGCTGGCAGGACTTCACGAACAGCGTCGCCGGGCAGAACGCCATCCAGGCGTGGTACGACCGGTCGAAGCCGTTGCTGTCCGAGATCTGGGGCCTGCTCGGCGACATCTCGAACATCTTCATCCGGCCGCTGATCTTCTCCGACGACGAGTCGACGTCGGCCGCCACCGAGTTCGTGCGGACCCTGCGCGACGACTGGCTGCCCGTCCTCGGTGAACTGTCTCGGTCCCTGTCCGGCCAGGGTCTCGGCGAGGCCCTGGGTCGGCTGGCCGACTCGTTCATCGGGCTGCTCGACAGCCTCGCCGGGTCCGGCACCCTGTCCTCGACGATCGAGACCCTGGCTGGGGCGATGGACCTGATGGCCGGGGCCTTGGAGAACCCGATCTTCCAGACCATCACGCCGTACCTGTTCACCATGCTCGGCGTGTTGAAGGGCCTGTCGATCCTCGCCGGACCGTTGCGCCTGCTCGTCCCCGTGCTCAACGGGGTCGCCGGAGCGTTCACGCTGATGGCTGGGGGCACCGCGATCGGGGTGCTCGCCGCCGCCATCGGCGCGCTCGCCATCTCAGTCGGCGCCGTCTACATCGCCTTCCAGAACTGGGACACCATCCTCGGCTGGCTCGAAGAGGGCTACGAGTGGTTCTCGAAACTGTCGGGCCCCGTGCAGATCCTCGCCGGAGTGCTCGGCGGGCTCGTCGTGCTGACCAACCCGCTCGGCCTGTTCGCGACAGCCGTGCTCGGCATCACCGCAGCGTTGAAGAACCTGGCCGCCATCGGCGAGTTCTTCTCCGGCGTCGGGGACACCATCGCCGAGTTCTTCTCCGGAATCGGGGACGCCGTCGTCGGGCTGCCCGAGACCCTTGGGCGGGTCGTCGATTCGATCGGGGAGGCCCTGTCTGGGCTGCCGTCCCGGCTCGGCGCGCTGGCCACCGAACTGCCCGACGCCCTGTCCGACGCGCTCGTCGGCGGCATGCGGGCCCTGCCCAACCTGATCCTCGACGGGCTCGGCGGGCTCGGCGAACTGGGCGGCACCCTGCTCGGGCTGATCGCTGAGGGCCTGCAGGAAGGGCTGCCACGGCTGGCCGAGTTCTTCACGTCGCTGCCGGGCTACATCCTCGACTTCATCGGCAACGTCGCCTCGACCATCGTGCCGGTCGGCTTGCAGATCCTCGGGTTCCTCGTGCAGGGACTCGTCCAGGCGTTGCCGCGCGTCGCAGCCTTCTTCATCGCGCTGCCGTTCCGCATCCTCACCCTGCTGCGCCGCGGCATCGCCGAGATGATCCAACTGGGCATCGAGATGATCGTCGGGCTCGTGCAGGGGTTCATCGCCGCGCTGCCGCGCATCATCAACTGGTTCCAGGCTCTGCCTGGCAACATCGTCAGCTTCATCGGGGACGCCAGTAACTGGCTGCGTGAGACCGGCAACCGGGTCCTGCTCGGCCTGCTCGCCGGGCTGCAGTCCACCCTCACCACCATCGGCACCTGGTTCCTGAACCTGCCCAGCTACATCGCGTCGTGGACGTCGTCGGCTGCGTCGTGGCTCGTCGAGACCGGTGGGCTGCTCATCCAAGGTCTGCTGTCCGGCATCCAGACCGTGTGGGGTTCCGTCAACGAGTTCTTCGCCGGGGCCCCCGCCGCGATCCTCGCTGCGCTCGGCGACTTCTTCGGCACCATCTGGGCTGGGGTGTCGGCTGGGGCCGCGGCGTTCCTGTCGAACGTCGACCTGTGGGTCGGCGAGGTCATCGTGTTCTTCGCCGGGCTTCCCGGCCGGGCCATCTCCGCCGTCGGCGATCTCGGCGGGGCCATCTGGGGAGCCATCTCAGGCGGCTTCGCGACGGCCCTGGCGAACATCTCGACGTGGGTGTCCGACGCCTGGGCCAAGCTGGCCGACTTCGCGACGCAGGCCCCCGGCAAGGTTGGGTCGTTCGTCACCGGGCTCGCCTCCAAGATCGGCGAGGGCACGTCGGCCGCCTTCTCGAAGATCAACGAGTGGGTGTCCGACGCCTGGACCCGGTTCTCGACGTGGGCCGGTGAGGTCCCGAACAAGGTGGCGTCGGTCGTCACATCGCTGCCCGCCAAGATCGGCGAGGCCACCGCCGCCGCCCTGTCGAAGATCAAGGAATGGGTCACGAACGGGCTCTCCGAGATCGGCCGGTTCGTGTCCGGGCTGCCCGGCAAGCTGGCCGGGGCCGCAGGCGACCTCGCCTCCGGCATGTATAACGCTTTGAAGAACGCATGGAACTCGGCGGCACGACGGCTGTCCGTCACCGTCGACCTGCCCGGCCCGTTCGGCTCCATGACGTTCGGTGTGCCCACGTTCGCTCTCGGCGGCATCATCCCCGGCAGCATCGGCGGCACCATGCTGATCGCCGGTGAAGGCGGACGGTCCGAAGCGATCGTCCCCATGGAACGGCCGTCACGGGCCCTGGCGATCATGCAGGAAGCCGGGCTCGACCGGCTCGTGTTGGAGGCGTACCTGGGCCGTCTCGTGACCGGCTCGACGACCACGGGAGACGTCACGATGCTCCGGATCGACAACGCCGTCATCGCTCAGCCCGTCGATGCCGACATGCTCGCCCAGAAGACCGCCAGCGCCTACCGTCGGTTGTCGTCATGACGTACCCAGTGGACTGGCCAGAGCCCGGCAAGATGCACTTCCGGCTCGTCAACGACCGGCTCGGTCGTCTCGACCTGGACCCCGAATCCGGCTACGTCGTCACCGCCTACGACCTCGGGCATCCGGAGGTCCGCGAGGTCCGCGTCCCGAACTCGCTCGACAACGGCTCGTTCGACAACACCCGCTACTACGGGGCGCGGGCGATCACGCTCGACGTCACGTTGAAGCCGCACACCGGTGTCGGGCCGACCACCGGGTTCATCGCGTCCGAAGCCCAACTCCGGGACCGGTTGAAGGCATTCACGAACCCCGGGGTCCGGTCGTCGCTGCTGCTGTCCGAGCACCAGGACAACCGGGTGAAGCAAGCCCTGATCCGCGGCGCCGATATGTCCGGCGGGGTGTTCCGGGAGAACTACAACAAGATGTCGGTGTCGTGGGTGGCGCCCCGTGGGGTGCTGCTCTCCTACGACCGTCGCTGCTACCCGTTCTCGTTCGGCTCGGACACGTCCGACACCCAGACCATCACGATCCTCAACGAGGGCAGCGCCGAGTCGCATTGGATCGCCACCCTGTCCGGTGAAGCGGTGAAGCCCAGGCTGATCCTGAACGGCACCCAGGTCCTCCAACTCGACTACACGTCGGCGGCCGGAGACACCATCGTCATCGACTCGTTCTCACGGACCGTGACGATCAATGGCACCCAGGTCGGCTTCAAGTACGTCGCCGACAACGCCGCGTGGTTCCAGATCCCGCCCGGCGTGTCCGAACTCACCATCGAGCAGGACACGTACACGGTGGAGGGCTACCCGTACGCCTACTGGCAGGGCACCGCCAACGTCTACCGCGACAACTTCGACCGGGCCAACGGCACCCTCGGCTCCGGGTGGACCGTCGCCAACCCGCGGCCGTCGACGAACCTGAACGTCGAACCGGCCATCATCGACAAGGTCGCCGTCACCCCGCGTGACGCGGGCACGGGCAGCGTCGAGACCCGCAACTACCACCGGCTCACCACCCCGCTCGCTGCGGGCACCCAGTACGTCGAGTTCGAGGTCCAGAACTTCTACCAGTGGCCCGACGAACTCACCGGCGGCACGGGCCCGGTGATGACCGCCAACGTGGAGGCGTACACCCAGATGAACACCAGCAACCTCGCGGCGCAAGCCGTGAAGCTGGTGTACGACATCGCCAACCGGCGCATCACCTACTCCCTGTTCCGCTACAACACGGCAGGAGCGGCGCAGACCCCGATCGCCACCGGCAACATCCCGTGGCCGCTGTCGTCGCTCAACCGGCCCGCCCGCTTCAAGCTGGAATCCACCGCCGCCGGGGTCAACACCCTGTGGATGAACGGGCAACAGATCGTGCAGGCCACCCAGTCCAGCCCGCCCGCCGGGACGTTCGCCGGGTACTCGCTCCACTGGCGAGCGACCGACACCGTCGCCGCGACCGCCCCCCGACTGAACTTCTTCGAGGCCGGAGGCCCACCGACCGGATCGCCGCTGCAGACCGCCCCCGACTTCACGAACTGGGCGACCCCGCCCGGCACCACCCCACCGAACAACCCGCCGCCCGTCGGCCGCCCACCGTGGGCGTGGACCACGAGCGTCGACCCAGGCACCGGTCTCCCCGGCCGCCTCAACATCTCGTTCTGCTACTACGACCAGTTCCTCTGAGGTTCCGATGCCCCGTGTTACCGATTCCAGCTACCCGTCGTTCGGCGCAGGCGACCTCGACGACGACGACGTCGCGCTGATCGTCAAGGACAACGAGGTCGGCCGCGCCGACCGTGCAGCGATGCGGGACTGGCTGCGCACCGACGCCGCGATCCGCACCCTGATCGGCCAGACCCTCGTCCCCGGCAACGGCGTCCAGATCACCCCGGACGGGGCGACGCTGACCCTGACCATCAACGTCAACATCGGCGGCGGCGAAGACATCGAATGGATCAACGGCGCCGGGCCCGTCGTCACCGCCCCGAACGGAACCAAGTACCGGCTCGGCGTGTCGAACGCCGGAGCGCTCACCCTCACCGCGCTCGGTGCTGTCGCCACCACCCCGAAGACCGGGTTCGCCACCGGCACTGTCTGGTCGACGCCGCTGTCGACCGACCACAACCTGATGTCGTCGATCGCTCCGGCCGGGTTCGTCCGCTCGGACTTCTCGTGGAAGGTGGTGCAGCCGAACAACGCCGGAGAGTTCATCTGGACCACCTACGACGCCCGCATCGCCGCGACGAACGCTGTCGGCATGAAGACGCTCGCCATGCTCGGCTACTCGCCTGGCTGGGCCAACGGCGGCAACACCCTCGACGACAAGTTCCCGCCCGCCGTCGGGTTCACCGACGAATGGCAGGAGTACTGCCGTCGCTTCGCTGAGCGGTACATCCCGCAGGGGGTTCGCCACTTCGAACTGTGGAACGAGCCCAACCTGCAGCGGTTCTGGAAGCCCGCCCCGAACGTCGCCGACTACGTCAACCGGGTCCTCATCCCCGGCGCCGCAGGGCTGCGCGCCGCCGCCACCGCCGCAGGCGTCACCATCACCGTCATCACGGCCGGGACCGCCCCGGCGCTCAACGGCACGAACGTCGACCCGCGCACCTGGTACACCGGCGTCTACTCGAACGGCGGCAAGAACCACTTCGACGCCATCGGTCACCACCCGTACACGTGGCCGTTCCCTCCCGGCCAGGACTCGCACATCCCGCCCGGCTCGTTCTCGCCGAACCAGTGGAACACGATGATCCAGACCCTGGCGATCCGCCAGACGATGCTGACCAACACCGACGGGGCGAAGAAGATCTGGGCGACCGAAGTCGGCGCCCCGTCGCGCGACGCAGCGCCGACGTACCCGACGACCGGTCACCAGAACTTCGTGTCGCACACCACGCTCGCCACCCGCATCAACGAGATCACCGACTACTGGTACGCCCTGCCGTCCGGCAGCGACCTCGGCTGGGCCGGGCCGATCATCTGGTACCAGCACCGCAACCAGTCGGCGGAGCCGCTCGGGACGAACACCGAAGGCGGGTTCGGCATCGTCTACAACTCGGGCACCGACAAGCCGAACGGGGTCCGGGCCGCGCTCACCGCCAAGTTCGCGCAGTACGCATGACATGGCAGAACTTCTCGACCAGAACGGGGCCCCGCTCCTAGACCAGAACGACCTGCCCCTCACCGACCTGCTCGGTGCCACCCCGCCCCCTCCGGGCGGCGGCGGCACCGGCGGCGGCGGAGGGGTTGAGGTCGGGCCTGACCCGTTCGACTGGTCCCCGCTCGAAGAAGAGAAGCACGTCTGGCGGGTCGCGATCATCACCGGCGGCGAAGCCTGGCACCTGCCCCAGTACTCCGGGATCTCGCTCACCCTGACCCACGACGGCGTCCGGGCGTCCATCGAGATCCCGACCGACGTCGTGGCGATCGGCTACATCCGGGACCTCGTCTCCGACCTGATCTACTACCGCGACGACGTCGAGATGTACCGGCTCCGCGTCGTCGACAGCGAAGACATCGTCGGCCGGGACGGGTCGATGGTCCGGTTCGAGTGCGTCAGCTACGAGCACCTGTTGAAGCGGCGCATCCTCCGTGAGGACCGCATCCTCACCGACGAGGACATCGACGCTGCCTGGTGGCTGATCTCGTACACCCAGGCGTTCCACTCGTTGGGGATCACCCGTGGAACCCTCACCCCCGGCGTCTCCCGGCAACGGACCCTGTCCGCAGGCACCGACATCAACACGGCGATCAACGACTTCGCGATCGCCGACGGCGGGTTCGACTGGTGGATCGACTCGCAGCTTCGGTTCTGGGCGGCGAAGCCACGGCGTGGTGTCGAACTGGACATCGACTGGCTCGTCGGCGGCCAGGTCGCCGAGATGCAGCGCCTCTCCCCGATCGAGGACTACGCCTCGGTGATCCTCGCCACCGGCGCCACCGGTGAGACCCGCATCCCGGACGGGGCCGGAGGCGAGACGGTGTACCCGCCGCCGCCGCCGCAACTCGTCCAGTCCCCGTCGATGCCGTTCGGGCTGTGGGAGACCGCCGTCAGCTACTCCGATGTGGTCACGGCGGGGTCGCTGCTCACGAAGGCGAACTGGAACCTGCTCGACAAGGGCAACATCCGGCCGACGTACAAGCTGACCCTCGAACCTGGCACCTGGCATCCGGGCATCCATCTCGGCGACGTCGTCCGGCTCCGTGTCGTCATCCCGCCGCGGGTCGACATCAAGGTCCCCATCCGCATCGAAGAGATGCAGATTGAGTGCTCCACGGACGGGTCCGAGACCGTGACGATGTCGGTGCGCGCGGAGGAACCCGAGACGTTCGTGACGCCATCGCCGATCGGGCCGATCCCGACGGTGCCGCTGGCTGACCCGAACGGCAAGACGGTGCAGCGCAGGCGGCTCTCAGGGACCGATGAGATGGCGTCAGTCATGAGGTCCCTCCACGAGCGCCTGCAGGCCCAGGAGAGGGCCCCAGGGCCCACTCCGGAGATCTGGGTGCCGTACACGGTGGCGTGGTACACGGACGGCTCAGCGATCGTTATGGGCGCCACGACCCTGCAGGGCTGGTACCGGAAGTCCGGCAAGGCCGTCGACTACCGCATCGCGATGAACGTCGGCGCCGGATGGGGCGGCGGAACGCAACGGTGGTCGTTCTCTCTGCCGTTCCCGGCCGCCTCCGCGGCGGAAGGCGGGTTCGAGCAGGATGACGGCACCGTGAAGCTGTGGTGTGCGCTGGGCAACATGATCGGCTTCCCGCACATCCCAGCGACCAGCACCCGCGTGTACCCGCTCGCCCCGCAGAACGCGACGTCGCAGTTGTACGACTTCGTCCGGAACGCCGACGCCTCCGCAGCGGCCGGGACCGGCATTCCGAACATCCCGGGCTACTACACGTTCGAGAACCCGGGCCGGAACCTGATCATCTCCGGGACCTACATCGCCGCTGTGTGACCTGCGGGCGCGTAGCATCCTGCCATGCGCTCGATCGTGAAGGCGCCCGCACTGCGCGAGGCGAAGCACAGCCTGGTCAACGTCGGGAACGTCGTCAACACCGGCGACAACCGGTGGGAGGACGGGGTCGTGTTCACGCCGGTGGGCTGCCCGACCGTGTTCGGCCACATCCCGATCTGCGTGTCAGAGGACAAGTCGCCGTACTACGACTGCCCGCCCCCGGTCGAAGCCACCCCGTACCTGCTCGAAGTCGGCCTGCAGTGGTCGACGATGGACCTCGGTGTCGACCCGAAGGAGATGCTCGAAGACGCACTCCGGTTCGGGACATCCAGCGTCCTCGAACGGCTCTCCACCAGCGGCATCGCCGACGTCGCCGGAGCAACCCCGCTCACCCTGCCGGTCCGGGCCGGGACCGTCGTCACCGGCGGGGTCGTCGGCCGGGTCATGGCCGGGGCCACCGCCCCTCCCACCCTCGCCTCCGCTCTCGACGTCGGCGGCACCCACACCACCGCCCAACAGGCCATCGGCGCTCTCGAAGCGAAGCTGCTCGACTCCGGCGACCACATCCCCGGTTCCGGCACGATCCTCATGTCGGCGTACACGGCGGCGACGTCGAACGGTGCGCTCGTCCGGGACTCGGACGGCAACCTGCGCACCCTCGCCACCGACTCGCTCGTCGTCGTCGGCAACATCGCGGCGCAGGGCACGATCTACGGGGTCGTCGGCGACATCGACGTGTACCTCGGGGACATCATCAACGTCGAGTTCACCGACCGGGCGAAGAACGAGTGGATCGGCCGGGCGGAGCGCCGGGCCATCGCCGTGTGGAACCCGTGCGTGGCGTTCAAGTCGTCCTACACCGCGGCCTGACCCTGCTCACCGCCTACAATGGCGGGTAAGACCCAGACGGAAGGAACATGATGACGAAGCCAGAGGCCCACTCCGTGCGTGACGGAGCGACCCGCGAGATCCGGTTCACCGGAGTTCTGCTCGCTGAGGTCTCGTCCCGCCACAACGCAGGACCTCGTTGGACGGAGCTACGTCTGTTCCGCACCGAAGCCGGGTCGTACGTGTTGGAGAAGGTCGGGGTGTCCGTCGTCGTTCACACTCCCGGCTGCCCCAACATTCTGGGCAACCTCCCCCGTTTCCAGGAGGCCCACCCTGGCGCCGACCCGGCCGACGGGAACTGGTGGTTCTGCGAAGTGTGCGGCGATCAGGCCGTGCGCGGTGACATCACCCGGCTGCTCGTGGAGACGAACCGGTACTGGGCGACGATCGCGGAGGACCCCGCTCTGATCGTCGACGCTCTGTACCGTCGGAAGAACGGGGCCCGGTCGATGATGCGGGTGTCGCTCGACCTGCTCAACGAGGCCAGCAAGGCCGACCCGAAGATCGCTGACGTCTACCAGGCCGAGTTCGTCCTATAGTGGGCGACGGATCGGGTGCCCGGAGACCGGGGCTCGCAGTCCCTCCCAACCACATCGTTCAGGAGGAACTGCTGATGTCCGTCACCGCCCGCTTCTACGTCGCTGAGATGACCCACCGGTCGTACGACCCGGATGCCGCTGAGATCACGTTGAAGCCCGCCTACAACAACGGGTCGGGCAACGAGGCGTGGGCGAAGGCGACGCCGTCCGGCGAGATGAAGCTGCAGGTCCAGAACCATCCGGCCGTCCAGTTCTTCGCCGAGGCGATGCGGGACCGTCGAGATCTGCACATCACGTTCGACTACGTGGCCGCTGAGGACGAAGCCCCAGCGGCCTGATCGTCAGGGCAGCGTGGCGCCGCAGATGCGGCACATCGTCAGGTCGGCGGCGAGGTCGATGGCTCCGTGGCCGTGCTCGTCGGTGTGCGGGCACAGTTCGCGCCGCCCGGCAGAGCGCCCGGTCTCCAACGCCCCGGCGAACCAGGCAAGCATCGTGGCGACGTCCGGGCAGATGCCGTGGGTGCTGACACGCTCCCCGCCGAACTGGTGGACGAACGCCTCGGCCCACTCCATGGCGTCCGTCGTGGACGTGAGGCGGTTCATGTTGGCGCCCCACCGCCCCTCGGCGTCCCGGCTGTAGCCGAACTCCGCCTCGGCGGAGAGGGCTTCGATGTCGGCGTCGGTGAGGACATTGCCAGTGGCCGTGACCATCTGGTCCTCGGCGTCCTGGTCGGCGCGTGCCTGGGCTTCCCAGTCGGTGTCAAACGGGTCGTGGTTCATCAAAACGGCTCTTCATCTCCTGGTGGCGGGGTCTGCTGCTCGATCTCAGTGAGCAGGACGTTCAGGTAGCCCTCGACCTCGTCCAGCCACTCCGCGTCCTCGAACAGGGCCTTGCCGGACAGCTTCTTCCCGGCCGACGTCGCCCATGCCTTCGTCTCGGCCTTGTATCGCTCCGAGAGGCCCCCGAGCGTGGTCAGGACGGCGTCGATGCGGTCGGGGCGGGTATCGCGCGGTGCGGGCCGCTCTGGGGCTGCTGGGGGCGCCTTGGCGGCTGCGTGGCCGTCGTCGTCTTCGGTGGCCAGGTTGCAGATCGACAGGATCGAGTAGCGGCGCGCGTAGCTGATAGCCGACCCGACGTTCTGCGGGGTGCCACCGGCGGGCTTGATGTAGAGCGGCGGGAACCGGAGCCACTCGCCGGACTCGTGGAAGAAGGTGGTGGAGACGCCGACCTCGGTGGCGGTCTGCGACATGACGAGACCGTGGTCGGCCAGCTTCGGGCGGACCTCGTCGAGGACCTGGCTGAGGGTGGCGTACTTGTAGCGCATCGGTCCGGCTTCGACCTTGGCGTCGAACGTGATGTCCTTCATCGTCTTCAACGCCTTCACGAAGGCGCTGATCACTTCGACGCTGCCGCTGCTGGTGGTCCAGGTGAACGGGTCGACGGTGGTCGGTTCTGGGTCTGGCATGCCGTCAGTATAGGGCGCTATCCGTTCTTCGGGCAAGGGGTTGACGACCTGCCGTATGGTCCGTTATAGTGATCCCCATGACACAGACAGAGACGCCCGCACCGGGCACGCTCGCCACCTACGGCATCGGCTCCGACCGATACGCCATGGTCGTCGTCGCCACTGAGCGCAACGGCCGCACCCTCCTGGTCGACTGGCTCTCCAACGTCGAGGACTCCTGCGGCGACGGTCCGTGGACCGCAGAGCAGATCGCCGACCACGTCGCCCAGCGCCGGGCCGCCGAGCGCGGCGCCCGGTTCGGTGAGGCGTTCAAGCGGTTCACCCGTCGCACCCACGGCGTCTACATCCTGCAGGGCCAGACGTACGGCAGCCTCCGCCTTGGCGTGGCCGACGACTACCGAGACCCGGGCTTCTGATGCCCGTATACACGCCGGACACCCCGAAGTACGACATCGAGGTCCGGCTGACCGACGAGTGCCCCAACGCATGGGCGATCCTCGCTCACGTCGACGAAGCCCTTCGCAAGCACGGGGTCAGCGTCGAAGAACGTAAGGCGGTGATGAAGCAGGCGATGGACGGGGACTACGACCACTTGCTGTGGTTCGTGTCCTGCATGGTCTTCGTCACCTAGATCCCCCCGGCCCTCAGTCCTGCGTCGGCTGCGAGCGCTTCGAACGCCTCGTCCCAACAGTCGGGCTGCGTCCAGTACAACGTCCGGTCGATCCGGCGCGCCGCCAGCCGATACGTCGATCCTGCGGCGCTCAGATCGCCCTGAGCGATGTAGAGGCGGGTCAGGTCGCACCACGGCTCCCGGCGGGCCGGTAGCTCGCCCACGGCCTTCCACAGCCACCGCTCCGGGTCGTCGTCGATCGCCGCCAGGATGCGGAACGCCTCGCAGCGGTCCGGTTCCCACGTCGCGAACGACAGGAACCGCATCATCTCCGCCCGGCACTCCGGGTAGCGCCCGGCGTAGAACAACTGGCGGGCGAAGTAGAACGCCATCCGCTCATCGCCCGGGTACTCGGCGACGGCGTCGGTGAGGGTCTGCAGGTCGGTGCCGTAGTGCGGCTTCGGCCCTTCGATCGGCCAGTGATGCACGGTGGCGTCGATGTCGACGAAGGCGGTGGGTCCAACGAGCAGTTCGTGGGTCGGGTACCGCCACCGCAGGCCGTGACGCGCGTGGATGTAGGACCGCCACATCTCACCCCAGCCGGGACCGTGGTTCACGACGTGGGTCCGGTACCGGCAGATCCTGGGGTCGTACGCCTCGCCGATCGCGGTGTGCCAGCCATCGGTGATGGTCTCGTCGGCGTCGAGCCGCATGACGACGTCGATGTCTTCGGGCACCAGCGCGAGCGCAGCGTTCAGGGCGTCGTCGAAGCGGAACGGTCGGAACGCGGCGCAGTGCACTTCGATGTCGAGGTCGACCAACGCTTCGATCGTGCCGTCCGAAGACCCGGTGTCGAGCACCACAACGTAGTCGGCGTGCTGCACGGAACGGGCCCACCGTTCGACGTGCGGTTCCTCGTTCCGCATGATGGCGTAGACGGCGATGGCGGGCATTCCGGTCATGGTGCGAGGTCCTCCGCGGATTGCGTGCGATGATGTCCGGCATGCCAGACACGACGGTCGTGCTCAACCAGATGACCAAGGCGTCGCAGGATGCGCATGCCGCTCTCGATGCGTGGATGAACGATGCAGGCGGGGACCCGCAGGACGTCGACCAGAAGGTGCAGACGTACCGGACGCTGCGTCAACAGTGGCTGCTGCTGAACCAGCCGGTGATGCCCGACAACGCTGAGGGTCCGCCTCCGTCGGAGCCGCCGGGCCCCGAAGAGGATCTCTGACGTCACCCCTTGCGGGCTTCGTCGACCCGCTGAGAGATCACTGACAGGCACTCCGGCGTGTCGGCGTACCAGGTGCGGATCGAGCGCTGCAGGAACTCCGGCAGGTCCTCGAACGGCATGCCGACCAGGAGGTCGAGAGCGTCGTCGCCGTACTGCTCGGTGCGCTCGTACTCGGTGCGGATGTCGCCCGGGTCGGTGCTGGTGTGGATCGAGCGGATCGGACCGGTCTGTGTCATGACCCGCAGTATAGCGGTCTATGTCAACGAGTCAACTGGTCCAGGTAGTCCCGGACGCCCTTCGCCGCCAGCGAGTTCATTGACACCCCACGCGCCTCGGCCACGTCCCGGAGCCTGTCGGCGACGTCCTGGGGCAGCCGAATGTGGATCATGTTCGGGTAGTTCTGCCGGGCCTTCACCTGACAGTCCCGTGAGCAGTACACCTGGCGGCGGCCCCGGCCCTTCTGCTCGAACTCGGCGTCGCAGCCGTCCCGCTTACACGTCGTCATGGTCAGCTTCGACGGCGTCGTGCCAGGCCCGACCGGACCGGACAGCGTCGACCTCGGCGATCGCCGCCCGATAGCGGTCGATGACGGTCCGGATCGCTTCCATCTCATCGGCGGTGTAGCGGCGGGATCGGCCCGAGCCCGGCGTGTTCGTCTCGTCGCCGAGCAGGATCACCCCCGTCCGCAGCCAGTAGTCGAGCACGCGGAACGAGATCCCGGTGTGTTCGAGGACGTCGCGGGTGCTGAACAGCCGCTCGCCCGGCTTCGTCTGTGTCATCGTCATGCCTCGCAGACCTCTCAGTCAGGAGAGTCGTCGTGGTCCCAACTCCACCGGCGTAGCCCCGCAGCTACAGCATCGGCAGGGTTGGCGTCTTTCCAGTTGTGATGTCCCCGGCAGAGCACCTGGACGTTGTCGTCCTCCAAGTGTCCGCCGGGCCGTCCGCTTCGCAAGATGATCTCGTCGACGTCGAGCGGCCCCCAGCACCGCACCCCGCCAACCCCCGGCGCCTCGCACCGGAAGCCCGCCCGTCGCAGCGCCCGTTCGCGCACAGCGTCCCGTTCCTCACGCTCTGCGCGCCGCTTGTCTGACATCGGCCGGATTCGGCCCCGCTTCACGGCGCCGCCCGGTCCAGCTTCTCGACCGCCGCGATCGCGATCGCAGCACACTCGATCAGGAGACGACGCGCATCGACCGCCGCGGCGGCCGACGAGTTCGACAACTCGACGGCACGCCGGGCGATCAGCCAACCGAAGTCCTCCACCGGATGCGCGTCGTCGTGCTCCGGCGTCCAACCGTGAAGGTCCTGCTGCCGCTGCCGTTCGACCAGCAACTCGGCGAGGACCAGCCGGGTGGCGTTCGTGTCGACGAAATGCTCAGTCGACACTCAGGACTGCGCTTTCACGGTGCCGCTCGTCGGTCTGCCCGAGCGTGAACAGGGCGCCGCAGTCAGAGCAGGCCAGAAGCGCAGACGCGGCGAACGGTCCGTCGGCGGGCACAGCGAACAGGAGCAGGGTGCCAGTGCACTCCAAGAGCTTGCTCATCTGTCATCACCATGGTCCTCGTACACCACGTTATCAAGGTCGGCGTCCCCCGTGTGAGCGGAATCCACAGGATGGGGGACAACGTCTTCCACGGGCTGTGAGGACTCGGTAGGGGCGGGTTTCCTGGGCTTTCGGTTCTTCGCCCGCAGCCCGCCCCGCCCGATCAGCGTCTCGCCGTAGACGACCTTGTGCCTTGTCCCCTCGGACTTGGGGACAACCTGGCGGAGCGCGGTGACGTTCCACTTCGACGATGTGGCGCCGGGCCCGCATGCTGGGAGGACCTTGCGGAGGACGTCGGCCGGGATGGCGGCGGTCAGTTCGCCGGTCTCGGTGTCGATCATCGGGGTCGACAGGTCGGTGATGACTCCGTCGCCGTCCCACTGGTGCGACGTCTCGGTCTGGCGGTGCACGGTGATGGTGCCGTCCCTGGTCAGGGCGGTGAACTCGTCGGGGATGCGATGGCCGAGCACGATGCCGTGGTCGCGGCGCAGGATCGACAGGTCGGTGATGAGCCGGTCCAGGCGGTGCCACACTTCGACGGACGCGTCGACGTCGCCACGGCCCCATTCGCGGGGGTCGGTGGTGAGCATCGACAGGCGGACGGAGATCTCGTCCAGCTTGTCGGCCATCTCCTGCGGCGTCATCGCTGCGGTCTCCCGCACTTGCCGACCAGGTCCTCCCTGTCGGCGAACGGGCCGAACGGGGATGCGCAGTGCCAGTACCAGCCGCCGTAGACCTCGGCCGTGGAGTCCCAGACCCGCTCGTTGCCGGGCAGGGTCTCGTGCAGGTACAGGGCCAGCGACTTCCGCAGCGGACGCCCGCAGTGCTCGCACGTCGCCCTCGTCGCCCTCATGATCGGGCGTCCATGTCGGGGCCCTGGACGTGAGCGACGGCCGTGGCTTCAAGGTGGGCGGCCACAGCCTGGTTCAGCCTCACGTAAGCGCCTCTGGTCGGCCTGCCAGACATCTCGCGCTGGTGCAGTTCCACGGCAGCGGCGATGACCACGTTCCCGGTGGCGACGCCCTGCGGATAGCCCATGCTGTAACGGTAACAGGTGGGTGTCGCAGTGAGGGGCGAATAGCCCCGGTCTCTCCATCGACCGGGGCTATTCCGCGGTCACGGGGCGATGCGTTCGATCGTCCGGCCGTCTTCGCCGAGCAGCCAGGCCCGGGTCACGAGGTACCACGACGTCTCGCCGCGGTAGACGACCTCGATCAGCTTGACGTTCAGGTCGTAGTGCCGGGTGGACAGCGTTGCCCCGCTGGTCTGCGTCGGCGTCATCCCGCCACCCGTGACGGTGGTGTCCAGGGTGAAGTTCCTCGGGGACGGTTCCCACGTCTGGTCGACGTGGTTCCGGCAATCGAGGACGTCGGAATCGAACTGCGGCCAGGTCGCCAGGATCTCGTCGGCGTCGGTGACGACGTTGACCCGGATGAAGTCCGCCGGAGCGAAGATCGTGGTGTCGTCGATCACCCGGTGGATGCCGTCCTGCTCGTCTTCGACGGACCGCGTGAAGTGAACCTTCAACGTGAACATGCTCTCTGCCTTTCTGTCTTCCGTGCCCGGACCTCGCGGTAACCGAGTCAGCCTCGAACGTTAGACGATCGGGCCTTCGAAGCGGCGATGGTCGGTCTCGGCGACGTGCCGGTCCTCCGACGCTGCGGTCTCGAACACCGTGCCGCACGTGACACACCGGGTCCAGTACGGGCCCTTCGCCGTTCGGCGTGTCGTACGGGTCCTACCGGCCTTCACGGTGATGCCCAGGGCGCGGGCTTCCGCCTCGGTCAGCCGCGCGGCCATCGCCGAGCCGGGTCCTCGCCGACGGGGAGCGCCAGGATGCGGGTCTCGAACCCGGAGCGTCGCAGCCGGTCCTGGCGGACCACGACCTCGTTCGCTGCGTCGTGCCCGGCCATGTCAGGGAACAGGCACACCCACCGGTTCACGCCCTTCGCCCACGCCCACACGGCGTAGCGGTCAGAAGTCCTCATCGCGCCGGTCCAGGTGGCGGAGCGTCGCGCCGAGCGCCTTCGACACCATCGCCGACGCCCCCAGGGGCTGCTCGCCACGCTGCACGGGCTCCAAGGCGGCCGGGGCCCGCTGGAAGCTGCGGGGCTCGTCAGGGACGCCCTGCAGGGCCAGTGAGCCGTGGGTGTCATGCAACAGGCGCGATCCGATGGCCTGCAGCGACGCCAGGGCGCGGGCGTGGTCGCCACGGAACTCGCGGACCACTTCGGTGTACGACGTCACCCAGACCTCGCGGATCGGGTCGAACGTCCCGATCCGTTCGATCACTTCGGCGGCGTAGACCGGGTTCGGGTTGAACGGCTTGCCGAGTTCCCGGCCGTACATGGCCCGGAACTCGTCGGCGGCGATCTGCATGCCCTCGGCGACCGACACCCGCCGCGGTGGCGGCTGGTCCGGGTCCTGCCGGGTCGACGGCTTGCATGGCTGCGGCATCGGGTACTCGGCGGACATCTCCCCGGACCGGTCCTGCGACAGGTCGTTGTGCAGGTCGGCGAGCGACGTTCCGGCCAGCCACCGCTCCCACTTGTCGCCGCCCTCCATGTAGATCGACGACAGGAACGGGTTGCACAGGTTGCACGGCTTGCGCAGCGAGTCCTTCCCGATCACCCAGCCCGATCCGTTGCAACCCTTCATCGGGACGCCCTGAGCGGCGAGCGCTTCGGCGACTCGCATCTCCCGTTCGGTCGTGACGATCGGGTGGTGCCGGTAGGCGTCGAGCACGACGGGCAGCGACGGCTTGAACCCGCCCTTCCAGTTCTGCGCGAAGTCGGTGCAGACGTCCATCATCGCTGCGGCGTTGTCGGCTTCCCGCATGAACGAGCGGACGTACGTGGCGATGGCCTGCTCGTTGAACCCGCCGAGCCCTCCCACGAGGACCCCCACGGCTTGCATTGCTTCGTCCTCGGTCACGCCTCGGCCCCTTCCCGCAGCGCCCTCTCGGCCTTCGGCCAGCGCTTGTTGACGTTGTCCACCAGTTCGAGCCTGGGGTGTGGCCCGAGCGGGAGCCGAAGCACCCATCCCATGAGTTCCCGGACTGCGTCGTGGAGTTCGTCGATCTCGTCATTGGTCATGTCGTTGGTCCTGTCTGGGTCTCGCGCAGCAGTCGCCGCGCCCGGTCCATGATGTCATTCGATTCGCGTTGCGCAACAGGCGGCGGGTTCGCCTCCCATCGGCTCCGGTTGAGCCACGTCGTCGGGTGGGGCACCTTGTCCGGCTCGTTCTTCGCCGTCCAGTAGTCCAGCCACTTCTGCAGCCCGCCCTCGGCGGCAGCCTTGTCGGCGTCGGTGAGCCGCTCGAACGCTCGGGATGCCTGGGCCTTGTCGATCGCTCTCGGGTACTGCTTCCACCACGCCTCGAACCGTGGCGTGTACTCCTGCGCCTTCCCCCGCTTGCGGGGGCTAGGGGGACTCTCGTTGTTCTTGCTCTCTCTGTCTTGCTCTCTCTCGTGGGTCACCGGTGAACCGGGGGGTGGGTCACCGGTGACCTGGGGGGCCCCCTCACAGATGACCCCCGGGTCACGGGTGAACCGGGGGTCAAATGGGGCGTCGCCTGCCAAGTGGTAGAGGTTCGGAAGCTGCGATCCGTCGTCGCCGCGACGCTGCTCAACGCGGAGCGCACCGACCTCGACGAGCCGTTCGACGCAGCGCTTCGCTGTCGGCCTGGACTTGCCGATGCGGTCGGCGATGGTGCCGAGTGAGGGGCGGATCTCGTTGCCGTAGCGGGCGAGGACACCGAAGGTGCGGACGTCGTCACCGGTCAGGTCTGGGTGGTACAGGACCCACTCCGGGATCGCTGCGAACTTGTAGCCGAGTGAGACGGTCATCGGGCGCCCTTTCGAGCATGTAACTCTGGATATACGGCGGCTGCCCTGCTACGATGGGGTCCACTTCGGGACAGACCTCGCAGGCGGGTAGCAACGCCTCGGTCGTGTTCTGGCTCCATCCCACTCGCCGGGGGTGGAGCGCGTCCCGGAGTATGGCACTCGTCGCCCGGCGTGTCGACATTCCGTCACACGAATGTCATGGACAACGGGAAGTACAACACGTTATAGTTCAGGTCGTGAGCAAGACCCAGAAGCCCGTCCCCACCAAGCGGGGCACCCACGGCCGCGTCGGCATGACGCTGGCACAAGTCGCCGCCGAGCACATCGCAGAAGCCGCACTCACCCGCAACGAAGATGGCGACATCATCGACGCCAACGGCAAGAACTGGGGCAAGACGGGGGCGGGCAAGTGAAGTGCTGCCACAACGTCCTCCGCAACGGCTACTGGACCGGCCGCCGCTGCAGCCGGGACGCCACCACCGCCGTCCAAGTCGGGCCCGGCGCCGACCTCAGCAAGACCGGCAACCGACTCCGCGCCGAAGGCGAGGAAGTCCCCATGTGCGCCCAGCACGCCAGGAAGTTCGACAAGTGACCACTCTCGACATCGCCACCCTCGGCGCCGCAGCCCTCACCGGCTACGTCATCTGGCGCCAGTACCTCCGCCCGATCTGGGTGAACCGCCGCCAGCCGCTCTACGAGCCGCGCATCACCGAGCCGTGGGTCAACCCGAAGGTCCGCTGGCCGTCGTGAAGAACACCGCCAAGTGCCCGCACTGCGGGCAGACCGTCCGCACCGTCAAGTACAAGGGCGTGCGCATGCTGGCCGGGCACGACCACCCGGACGGCGGCATGTGCCAGGGCGCTTACACGAGGCCGACATGACCGGCGACCCGTTGTTCCCCGACCAGGGACCGGGGACGGTCGACCCGTCGCTGCTGACACCGATCGCCTTCCTGATGATCCTGCTCTGGGCTCTCGGGACGATGCCCGGTTGACGACGACCGCATAGCCCGATATACTCCACTCGACCAGACACAGACCGACAGGACCAGACCATGTGGATCATCTCCAAGGGCAGCTTCGTCTCCCTGGTACAGCACCAGGACGACAGCACGAAGCTTCGAGCCCGAGCCCGCACCAGGGCCCATCTCATCAAGATCTTCCCCGACGCCACCATCGAGGATCTCGGCGTCAACGCCCCCGACTACCGGTGGCACGCCAACGTCGACCGTGCCGATGCCGCCGCCAAGGTCGCCCAGACCGTCATGGACGTCGACTACACGTCGCACGTGAAGGAGGCCGTTACCGGTGGTCACGGCCCCGGCGCCGACCACCAGTTCTACTCGGCCATGATGCAGTGCTGGCGGGCCCTCAACACGCTGCAGGATCGCGGGCGGCCCGCCGCCAACTACGGCTACGGCGGGTCCCGCGGTGGCTCGCAGGGCGCTCTGTGGCCCAGGGATGACTACGCCCTGTGGCCCGACCTGGACACCGAGCCCGAGCCCGGTGCGAGGATCACGAAGCTGTCCGACAGCATCGCCGCTCGCATGACCGGCGACTTCCGCCACCAGCAGGATCTCGCCAACGAAGAGTACGAGATCCAGTGGGATGGCGACCCTGACGCAGGTGACGAGGTCATCACGTCAACGGATGGCCGGTACACGCTCATGTACGTGTCGAAGGCCACCGACGACACCGACGACTGGGGTGAGTGGCGGATCTTGTGCGTCGACGAGAGCGCTGTGCTCGAAGGGTTCGAGGACATCGAGGACGCCGAGCACTTCGTGGAGCAGTACGAGGCCGGAGAGGTTGAGTGGGTCTGATGGACGTCAAGCCGAAGTACCAGGACTACCAGCAGTTCAAGCGGTCGTGGAAGCTGAACCTTTCGAAGACCGACTACACGTCGCCGCAGGCGATGCACCTGCGCATCCGCCGATTGAAGACCGGGGCCCGGGGCGGCTACCTGTTCAAGGTCGCCCCCTACGCCGCTCCGACCAAGACCGCAGACGGGTTCTCCCCGGTCGGCTACAAGCGTCTCGGCGAGGCGATCGACCACATCTGGCAGTTGCAGTACGTGACCGGCGGACCGGTCGGCGCCGAGCCCCGCCCCGAGCCCCGCGGCGACAACATCGGGTTCGAGCCGATGAAGGGCGACGAACTGTGGCGCCACTACGAGGACCCCGGCCAGCCCACCCGGCTGATGTACGTGTCCGCCGACGTCGTCGTGGTCCGCGCGGGCGGCCACGACAAGTCGATGACCCGCAAGGTGTTCGACGCCGAGTACGTGCGACACATCCCGTTCAAGGTGCTGTACCCGCACGACATCTGGTGCGACTCGTGCGGCGAGATCCACCCGGCCAACCCCGACCACTACGACGGCGACGACGACTGCGTCCCCCGCAACTGGCGACGCATCTTCATCGAGAGCTACGACGAGAACGAGACCTTCTGATGGACACCCCACACGAAACCACCGAGATCATCGTCAACGAGCGCGGCGACGAGACCCACCCGTCGTGGGTGGCGATCCGCGCCAACCGTGTCTCGCACTCCGGGCCCGGCAAACGCCTCCACGACTCCGAGATCCGCCACCAGCACTACGTGATCGTCACCGTGCGCCGGTTGAGCCGGAAGCGTGACCTGCACCGCGACTGGCACTTCGAGTACGGGGTGCCGCTCGTCGAGATGTCGATGTCGATGGCCCAGTGGGGTGCGTTCGTGTCGTCGTTCGGGCAGGGCACCGGCGTGCCGGTCACTCTCGACTGGTACGGGCCGGAGAACTACGTGCCGGGTGAGCCCACCGAGGCGGATTCCCGGCTGGCTCTGTCGGCCGCCGAGGTTCAGAAGCAGACCGCCAAGTCGATCGACGCCGTCGAATCCGCGCTCGCCGACGTGCTGGAAGCGTTCGACGCCGGAGTCTCGAAGAAGGCGCTGCGCGAGAAGCTGAACGCTCTGACGGCCCGTGTCCGCAACATGCCCGCCAACGCCAAGTTCGCCGCCGACTCGCTCACCGAGCACACCGAGGCTGTCGTCACGAAGGCCCGGTTCGACATCGAAGCGATGGTCGCCCAGCACGCCGAGACCCTGGGTCTCAACGCCGCCGACATCGCCGACTCTCTCGCGATCGGGTCGGGCGATGTCTGACCTGGTCGTTGTCGAGTACGCCCTGGTGTTCGACCCCGCCGACGAGAACGACCGGCCCATGATGTGGACCGGCAGCGGCTGGGACTCGTGGCCCGCCAACGACCCCGAGCAGGGCGGGCGCGGCCCGTGGGGCATCCCTGCCGTCAACTCGCATCCGGTCAGGGTCGTGAAGCGCACCGTGACCTACAGCGACTGGGGCCCCTGCCCAGACCCCGAACCCCCCTACGTCCCAGACCAGGAGTCCCCATGAGCACGTTCACCCGCATCGAGCGCATCGAGCGCTACATCGACTTCGCCGTCGAAGTCCCGACCGTACCCGCCGAGGTCGCCAAGATGTTCCGTGCCGCCGAGGCCGAGTGTCAGGCCCTGGGTGGCCGGGTCGACGTCGACGACTGGTGCATCGTGACGGTCACCGACACGCATCTCGTGTTCACGATCAAGGTGACCGTCCCCGAGCGCGCGGCGCACGTCCGGTTCAACGGTGGTGCCGCGATCGCCGACGTCATCGCCGGAGCCACCGACGGCACGCTCACGGTGGACGTCTGACGTGGAAGCCTCCATCCGAATCTTCCGCACCATCTTCGAGGACTACGGCGACCCGCTCGTCGACATCACCGTCCCCGACCTTCGCGTCCAGATGCGCAAGGGCCCCCGTGCCGGGACGACGTGCACGGTGCGGTCCCGGCTGATCCACGAGGACGGGTCGTACGCCACCGACTTCGAGCACGACGGCGCCTCAACGTTCTTCCTCGAACTGGGGGTGCTGGACCAGCAGATCATCTCGGAGGACTGGATCGAGGTCATCGGTGTGCTGCTCGAAGCCCGGTCGTGGGAGCCGCAGTTCGTTCGGGCGAAGCACGAGGACGAGGGTGGTGGGCCGTGGGACGGCGCCCGCAAGTGTGAGTACTGCGTGGCCCCACCGAAGGGGGACGGGGAGCATTGGATGGTGGAGCATTACCTGCCCCCGAAGTGCCCGTCGATCCGGGCGGAGACGGGCAAGCACCTGTCGGTGTACGGCCGGTTCGTCGTCATCCGCTGGACACCGTGACGTACACGGTGCTATACTGCCTGTCATGACCAAGACCTACACGCTCACCCTGATGGACGACTCCGGCGAGATCCTGAACGTCGTTCAGTCGCCCGTCCTGCCCCGCTTCGCCCACGTCATCCACCACAGCCCCGAAGCGGGCACGCTCGTCATGTCCGACGAGCCGGAGGTCGAAGTGCCGGACGCCACGGCGATCGTCGTCACGTTCGCCCGGATCGCGTCCGCTGTCCATGTCGCTGCGGATGAGGGGGTGCAGGAAGAGCGGTCGGCGTTGTTCGTCCGTGTCCGTGCGTGACACGGGTTGACATTCCCGTACACATCGCTATACTCACGAACATGATCCAGACCGAGACGTTCCAGCCCCCCAAGCGCCGCCGCGGGCGCGCCTTCTCCCTCAGCCTGTTCCTCGCCGCAGGCGGCGGGCTCATGCAGCAGTGCGCCCCCATGCCCACCGCCGCCCCCGCCACGTACGCCACCGTCGTCGTCGGTGACAGCATCACCGCCGACGCCAAGGACGAACTCGCCACCCAGAAGGACATCTACGTCGATGGCATCTGGGGCCGTGGGATCGACTCCAACGCCGGTGGCCACACCTTCCCCACGCTCCGCACCGCCGTCGCCGCAGCCGCCAAGAAGGTCAAGCCGCAGGGCTGGCTCGTCATCCAGGACGACGGCGGCGAAGGGGTCACCACCCCCGAGTTCGTCAAGTACGTCACCGACCTGCTCCCCGACGACCGCTGCCTGGCCTGGGTGTCCCCGTCGAACGACACGACCGGCGCCGCCTGGCTGGCCGACTCGCAGGCCGCCGTCACCGCTGGCCTGCTCGACCAGCCGTGCAACGCCTACATCGACTGGTACACGGTGTCGCACGAGCAGGGCGTCCTCCACGACGGTCTGCACGCCAACCAGGACGGCCAGTGGCTCTACAACCACCTGATCTGGACGACCGTCCGATGAGCCGCCCGAACGAGTGGTCCGGGCTCGCCCCGGCAGTCGACGCCCACCTGTCGCTGTGGGCCCACCGTGATCGCGCCATCCAGTTCGCCAACGCCTTCGACGAGACCCGCCACCACGACGACTTCGCCCGGTGGATCAACACGGTGCCCGGCCTGTCGTGGACCAAGTTCGCAGCCTCGTACGGCGTCATCGGTGAGAACGGCGCCCCCATGGCTGACATCCTGACCCTCGACGGCGAGACGATCTCCGGGCGTGAGCAGATGCGCGCCGACCATGCCGCGATCCAGAAAGGGGTGTCCCTCGCCCAGCACGAGCACGAGATGCTCGCCCGCGGCGTCTCCCACTACGTGTCGGCCGAGGTCGTCGCCGAGATCTCTGAGGCGGCCAGCCTGGCGCACAACGAACCGATCTACGACACGGACGTGTTCACCCCGCACGGGTTCGCTGTGCTGGAAACCCCTGCCGTCTTCTCGGACCTGCACCCGTACACCGGTGAGCCGTCCGACATCGAAGTGCACATTCGGGCGGTCGGCTGGACGCTGATCGACCGTGTCGGCACCACCACCCCAGGCGACCTGGCGTTGAAGCCCGGCGTCATGGTGTTCCTCTACACCACCCGTGACGACTTCACGAACGGCTACTTCCGGACGTGCATCGACAACGGCATCGAACCGCCCTACGGCCCCGAGGTCGTCGAGGACGGGTTCATCCCGATGGAGGTTCTGTCCTGGCAGTTCGGACGTCCGTGGGACACCCGGCCGGGCGCCTTCGCTCACATCCCTGGCACCGTCCCCTCGACGGTCGGGGAGCAGCGTCGCTGGTTCTACGCCTTCCAACGGCTGATGTGGCAACGGATCATCGTCCCGCAACGTGCATCGACGAACCGTCAGACGGCGCGCCGCTGGGAGCGTGACACGCAGGGCCGCAAGCCGGTCCTGGACTACACCGTGCTCCGTCTCCGCCGCGCTGTCGACCCGAACTACGAGCCGACCGGCACCGGCGCCCCACTCGAACACCGGGTCAAGGTGCGCGGTCACTGGAAGTTCGTGTACCTGCCCGGCAGCGGCATCCCGGCCCGCGACGAGAACGGCGCCCAGATCCCCGAGTCGCACCGGTGGATGTGGATTGAGGCGCACTGGAAGGGCCCGGAGGACGGCCCGGTCGGCGCGATGGAGTGGGCAACGGCGGTGATCCGATGAGGCGCCACCACGCCAAGGTCGTTCTGCGCACCATCGAAGGCGTCCCGTGGAAGTGGGAAGCACGCTGTACGTGCGGCTGGATCGCACAGTCCTGGGCGTGGGACCGCACCCGCCAGGGCGGCTACGGGCCCGGCGAGACCGGCGGGGCTCTGCCGATGGCACTCGATCATGTGGGGCGTGCCCGATGAGCCGTCATCGGCCCGGCAGCCCCGAGTACCAGCGCCGAACGAACCTCATCGGGCTGGCCAGCGTCTGCGCCCTGTTGGCGTCGCTGGTCATCAAGATCATCCTGATCGTGGGGATGATCCGATGAGGCGCCGTGAGCACGACTGGGTGGACTGGGAGACCCGGGCTCGCCGTGAACTGCGGGTGTCGCTCGGCATCGGCATCGCCGGTGTTCTGCTGTCAGCAGCGTCGATCATCCTGAACCTGGCGTCCCGATGAGCCAGAACGTGATCGAAGAGGCCATCGTCGCCGGGTACGTCGTCGCGGCGCTCCGCAACGGCGCCAGCGAAGTCCCCAGGGACAGCGCCATGGTCGCCGACGCCCTCCGCATCGCGCGAGCGAACCCGGACCTGTACCCGATCCTCTCGAAGTACGACCAGGGCGCCCCGCCGTGATCGACTGGACCGACGAACCGGTGCTCGCCGAGCACCTGTACGAACGTGCCCGCATCAACGAGGCGTTCGACCGAGCACGGGTCCGCATCCTGGGCCCGTACGACTGGGCCCGCGAGCCCGATGGAGAGTGGACCTGATGGCGTTCTACCGCTACCTCGAAGTGCGAGACGACGACGACGGGATCTTCAACATTCCGCCCGGGTCGATCTTCGTGAAGCAGACCCCGATCGGCGACCTGCTGCTGCTGATCCCGGTCACCGATCTGCCAGGGCCCGGCCCGCAGCCGGTGACCGTCCACGAGGACGGCACCATCACCGGCCACATCGGCGTCAAAGATAAGCGTCCACACTCGCGGGCCTGCGGCATTCGGCCGCACGACCACGGGCCCGAGTGTCACGGGAACTGCCCAACCTGCCACGGCAGCCTCATTGACGACGGGTCCGCCCCGACCGTCCCGATCGAGTCGCTCGACCCGTGATCTGCCCGGCCTGCTCCGGCCACGTCGACGAAGCCCTCACCCCGTCCGGGCGCATCCCGCCGCAGGACTGGGACCCCGTCGTGTGCTTCCACTGCGGCGCCCTCGCCGTCATCGACCACGTCGTTCCCGGCCACCTACGCAACCCGTCGACGAACGACATCGACGCATGGCAGAGTGATAGCCGTCTGGCGCGCCTGCTCGACCTGCAGCAAGCCGCCATGCGGCGGACCAACACCGAGACCCAAGATGGAGACCAGACCACATGACCACTGACAGCACCCTGTTCGACGCGCCTGCCGACATCCCCGCCCTGCCCTACGCCGGGACGTCCGGCCATTCGGGCTCTGAGACGTCCAGGGAGCGCGCAACACGTGCCGACCGCACCGGACTCACCGGGGAACGCGATCGGCTCACCCTGGACGAACTGAGAGAGCGAGGATCGGACGGCCTGACCTGGGTCGAACTCGCCCGAGCCCAGAACCTTCACCACGGCGAAGCGTCCGCCGTCCTGTCCCGACTCCACCAGGTCGGCCGGATCTCCCGACTCACCGAGCGGCGCGACCGCTGCCAGGTGTACGTCCTCAACCGGCACGTCAACGGCCGGGACCTGTCGGCGTTCCGACCGAACGTGTCCCGCAGCAAGGTCCTCGACCTGCTCGACGAGATCGACCAGAAGCTGTCGGTCAACAACGTCGTCGACGCCCGCCGCGTCATCCGTGAGGCCCGCAAGCTGTACGACGCCTGATGCTCCGCTACACGGTCCGGCCGTTGACGCCGGAAGCACTCACCCGCATGTCAGGCAAGGGCAGCGAGCACTCGCCGTTCCGGTCGACATGGTCGGCGACCGAGCAACTGCTGGACCGTGAAGTGCGCGCCCTGGGAGGCCGCAACGTCGTCATCATGGCCGACTGCTCCGAAGCTGACCTGCGTCTCGACGGGCAGCTACGAGCGAACGCCCGCCCGGCCACCCCACGCTGCGCGGTGGCGTTCGAGTCCCGCAAGGGGCCGCTCATGTTCGCCTGCGGCCGGTACCGCACCTGGCAGGACAACGTCCGGGCGATCGCCCTGGGGCTCGAAGCGCTCCGCAAGATCGACCGGTACGGCATCGTCGCCACCGACGAGCAGTACACCGGGTTCCGTGCCATCGGCACCGGCCAACACCCGGACTGGGCCGAGACGCTCGCCACCTACTCCGGGTTGTCGCCCGAGCAGGTGATTGAGGACGTGACGTTCGCCTACCGCCGCGCGGCGCGTGCGACGCACCCGGACACTGGTGGTACGCACGAAGCGTATATCGCAGTGAAGCAAGCGTTTGACCTTGCAACGACGAGCAGGAGTACCGCCCATGTCTGATCTGCTGCCCCGGCCAACCGAGGTCGTCGACCACGACCACGAGTTCGACGGCCCCCCCGACGTCGGGATGGTGCGCATGTGCATCGACCGGCGCTGCCACTACGTCGCTGTGGGCACCGGTGACTCATGGAGAGACCCGACACCGATCGAGCAGACGAACATCACCCTGTTCATGTGGAACGAAGTGATCATCGCCGAAGCCATGCAGATCGTCCACGGCCGCGAAGCGGGCCTGCGTCGCGCCCGGTACCTGCTCGGACACGACTGCGACGGCTAGGGGTTCTCGAACCCTGCCGCTTCGGCTTCGGCGCCCTTCTGCGCGGCGTGGTTGCCGAGGGTCAGAGCGATGATCGACAGGATGACGGTCTCCAACGACGTCACCTTCACGAACAACTCGAAGTCGAGCAGGAAGTACGCGGCGACGTTCGGCGGGGTGAGCAGGATGAGCCACATCCACTTCGCCAGGCGGTTCCGTCCAGCGGAACGCCGGGCCGCTGCGGCTTTCATGTCGCGTTCGTCTTCGCTCACCGCAGCGACCGTACCCGGAACATCCATCAAACATAGGTTTCATAGGCAGCTATAATCGGGCTATGCCAGACCCGAGACCCGCCCCCGAGATGGTGTACCCCGACGACGAAGCCCTCCGCGTGGAGGCGCTCGCGATCCGCACGGCGCACGACCCGGAACACCAGAAGGACAACGGCTACGAACGCTGCGCCCTCTGCCACTTCACCCGGCACCCGTGCGACGCGTTCGACATGGCCGACCAAGTCCTCACCCTGCTCAACCGCATCGCTGCCCCGGCCGTAGACCCGGTGCAGATCGCGCGAGCGCTTGCCGTGAAGGCCACGAATGCCGCCGATGTCACCGTCGACGACCTGATCCTCACCCTCGTCGCCGACGTGCTGCTGATCTCGTCCGGCGCCATGCCGATCGACGCTTACGAACAGGGGACCGCCAGTGCCGAACCATCCTGAGCCGCCCGGCGAGATCTGCTGCTGGCCCCGCTGCGCCATCCTCGCCACCCACAAGATCGGCGAAGAGGCCCCCGTCCACTTCCACAACATGACCGCCTACCTGTGCTGCACCCACATGCAGATGCTCGGCATGGACTGCGACGACTACCCGTACGCCGAAGCGCTCACGGACCCGTCCGAAGCGATCCGCCGCGCCTATGACGACTTCCGACGGGCCCGCGGCGTCATCATGGGCACGCTCCCCGCCGAGGAAGCGATCCGCCGCGCCCGTGGCGGGGAGCGCGACGACATGATCCAGCCGCCGCCGGAACCTCGCCGACTCACCCCTGTGAAGAATCTGCCCGACGACACTTGACACCGTTGGACGGAAGCGTCCTTCGAATAGGTGTGAGAGAGCTACCGCCCATCAGCCTCGACGGGTTCGCCCCGTCCTGGGGAGACTTCGAGCACACCTGGGGCCCGCCCGTCCTCCACGACGGCGAGCCGTGGCAGGCCAACCAGTACCACTGCGAGATCCTGGGCCGCTACGACCACGACTACCTGGGCGCCCACCTGTACGTCCAGGTCTGGGACTACGCCCAACAGGGCGAGCCGGACCAGCGTTGGCAGTACCTGCTGCTGCTCCACCGCCCGAAGCGGTACGTCGACGACGCCGACCTGATCGTCGGCACCGGCTGGGACTGGGTGATCCGCAACGAGTGGCCGGTCGCCAAGTTCGGTCGCCCTCCCACGTTCGCCGAGGTCGGCGCTGACGTGGACCTGTGGCTGCAATGCCCGGAGGTCCTCCGTTTCATCATCGAGTGATGCCAGGCTAGGAGGGTCCGACAACCCCCCAAGCCTGCAGGAGCCACCGCCCGATGATGTCCCGATTTCGCCGTGTCCTGATGGTCGGCGCCATGGTCTGCGTAGCCGCAGCCTGCACGCCTCCGGCCGCCGCACACGACTCCGGCACCACCGACTACCAGGTCACCGCCGCCGACGTCGCCGGTTCGTCGACCTCCGCTGACTGGGTGCTGATCGCCCGAGCGATCGTCGCCCGCGACCACGACGGCGCCACCCTCACCACCGCCGAGGCCAACGACTTCGCCGCCTACCTGCAGCGCGCCAACCGGATCTCCGCTCCGCAGGTCGACACCCTGGTCGACTACCGGCCGAACCGGGTCCCCGCCGGAACCCCGCCGACGACCACGACGCTGCCCGCCACGACGACCACAGGAGCGCCGACATCTACAAGCACGACTACGACGACCACGGTTGCGGCCACCACCACTGTGTCCGCGACGACGACCACGGTCCCTGCTGCCACCACTACGACGGCTGCCCCCACGACAACGGCCCCGGCGACGACCACGACGATCCCGGCTCCGCCCACGTCGACGATCCCGACGTCCAGCGGTGACTTCATCGAGGACTTCGCTTCGCCCGCATCGGTCGACCGGTTCGTGTGGGAGCAGTCCCACGGCGGCGTAGACCCGTTCCCCCGCACCGACCAGCCCCGCGAGTGGCAAGCCGACCATGACACGATGTGCGGCGCCCCTCCCACCCTGCGCACCGTCCACCTGCACGGCTCCGGCGGCTACTCCGGGCCCGGCCCGATCGCTACGGCGACCGGCGACAACGCGTTCTGGTGCGCCCCCGGCGCCGAGGCAGCGAAGGGGCACGTGATGACGTCGACGGTCCTCACCGCGTACGGCCACATCGACTTCTCCCCGGCGCGCAGCTTCACGAACGTCCGCCAGATCTGCTGGGACATGAACCGCTCCGACCTGGGTGGCCGCAAGTGGTGGCAGGTGTCGATCATCCCCGAGGCCGCCTTCCAGGCCAACGGCGGCCATCTCGACTACGTCCGCCCGAACCTCGAAGGTGACGGCAACGTCGCCGGAGGCTCCCACGTCCTGCCGCTGAACGCGTTCCAACTGTCCACGTTCCGCACCGAGAACGTCTTCTCGCGTGGCGACGGAGTCAAGGCATCCGCCGGGTCCGAAGGCGCCGATCTGTCCTGGGCTGGCGGTGAGGCGTTCTGGAAGCCTGCGAGCGACCGCGCGAACCGGTACCGGCACTGCCTGACCGAGTCCGCCGCCGGTGTCACGTTGACGATGGTCGACCATCGCGGCACCGCTGACCCGTCCGACGATGACCCGTGGACGCAGAACATGGGCACCAACTTCCACATCCCGCAGGGCGCGGTGCGGGTCATCTTCCAGGACGTCACCTACGACTCGATCAAGGGTGACTTCGAGCGGGGCGGCGCGCCGCTGAACACGAACACCTGGCACGTCGACAACATCCTCATCGACGTCGCCTGAACCCCGAGGAACCACACCGCTGTAACTACGATGGTGTGATGGAATCCGCCCACCCCCCGCTGCCCCAGCCGCCGGTAGCGGCGAAAGTCGCCCGGCCCCGTCGTCGTCGACGCCTGGGCCGCCGCCTCCCCGCCGTGACGTTCGCCGCCGCAGCCGCACTTGGCTCGTGCACCCCGACCGTGATGGACGTCTACGAGTACGGCGCTCAGAACCGCAACGCCCAGGTCATCTACAACCACAACGGCACCGGCCGGAACTACACCGGCGCCTCCGGCGGCGTCTCGTTCGACACGTGCTGGTGGATTCTCATTCAGCGGCTCGACGACTACAAGGCGTCGCACGCCTGCCAGGTCAACCACGAGTGGATTCCTGGGTCGCTCGGCACCATCGACCTGACCCATGACGGAACCCCCTGACTCGGCCGACGACCCTGAGTGGTCGTCGGCCGAGGCGCTTTCCGAAGCGGCCGTGAACCTGATCGACTTCATGTCGTACGTCTGGGAGGAACAGACCGACGCCCTGCAGAAGCACCCTCTGGTCAGGGTGTTCCGCATCGCCGAGTCGGTCACGCTGTGCATCCTGAGCCGGGTGGAGCGCCTGCTGCCTCACTGAATCAGGGGACAAGGGATGGTATTTCGGGGCGGGGTCCGCGCATCATGACCGCGTGCCGACTGATCCGGTCAGTCTGGCGCTGCTGGCCGCGGGCATCCTGTCGGCTGTGTGGGCGCTGCTACACGGCGCGGGTTCACCGCGGAACGACCCGCCGTGCACCGAGATGACGGCCGCCGATCACGAGCAATGCGCCGCCGATCTGCTCGAACAAGCCCGCCGTGAATGGGGCACGAAGGTGCCGACGATGCTCGCCCAGCGCGCCCAGGCACATGCCCAGCTTGCAGCTTCGTTACGAATCGCCGATCAGACGGCTCATAACGAGACAACCACCTGCTCGTAACCGTTACAGTACGCGGCGTGAATCACATGACCCAGACCAAGACTTGGCTGACCCGCATCATCGCGGGCACCGCCCTCGCCGCCGCCACCGTCACGGTGACAGCGGGAGTCGTCTCCGCCCACGACCTCGCCGCTGACTGCGACGGCGTCACCGTCAACTACAGCCCGCTCACCGGCCCCGGCGGTTCGCCCGTCATCGCCGACACCGGGTTCACGTCCTGGGAGGACCTGGGGACCACCACGGTCACCGGCTACCAGAACAACGGCACCGAAGGCCCGAAGACGGCGTCCCGACCGCCCGCCTGCGAGTCGCCCGGCAAGGTGACGATCTGCCACTATCCGCCCGGCAACCCCGACAACCCGCAGACCATCGAGATCGCCGAGTCCGCCTGGGAGGCCCACCAGGCCAAGCACGCCCGCGATGGCGGCCACGACACCGAGGGGCCCTGCCCGCAGGTGACGACGACTACGACCACGGAGCCGGAAGGCGACGACGGCACAACGACGACCACGGTGGCCGACACGACGACCACGGTGGCTGACACGACCACGACTGCTCCGGCCGACACCACGACGACCGTCGTCGACGGCACGACTACGACCGTTGCGGATGCGACGACCACGACCACCGAGGCCGCAGCGACCACCACGACCGTCGCCCCGACCGACACCGTCCCCGAGCCGCCCACCGCGGCGCCGCCCACTGGCGCCACGGTCACCGTCTACGTCTGCGCTGACTTCCGAGGGAACTGGGAACTCGCCGCCGAGTGGGTCGTCTTCTACCAGTCGGTAGGCCGCCCGGATCTCGCCGCCGCCCTCGACGGCTGCGACAACCGCACGGTCGGTGGCAGCCTGCCCTCGACAGGCGGGTACGCCACCGGCTGGACCTCGCTGATCGCCCTCGTAGCGCTCATCGCTGGCAGCGTCCTGCTCGTCGTCCGCCGCCGTGCGTAGCATCCGTTCATGCCGCTCGACCTGACGAACCTCCCGAAAGTCGACTGGGTCAAGAGCCCAGTCGACGATCGGGACAACCTGTACCTGATCCGGTCGGTGCTCCGACCCGAAGCCGTCGAAGAGCCCGCCCCGACCCGGCCGAAGCTGCACGCCGGACCGTACGTCCGGATCGACCAAGGCCAGGAAGGGGCGTGCGTCGGCTTCGCTGTCGCCAATGACCTGCTTGGCTCACCGGTCCGTGTCCGCCCTCCCGGCTACGACAAGGCCCGCACGAAGGTCGACGTCGCCAACGCGTTCGCTCAGGCCCTGTTCGTCGCCGCGCGACGCGACCACGACGAATGGGTCGGCGAGAACTACGACGGCACGTCGGTTCGGGCAGGGATGCTCGCCGCCCGTGCCGCCGGGTACATCGGCGAGTTCCGGTGGATCAGAAGCGCCGACGATCTGCGCCGCACCATCCACCAGGTCGGCCCGGTCATCATCGGTATCCCGTGGACGT